TCCCAAAGACACAGGCCAGGATGCTGCCAACAGCAGCCCAGCGAATGTCAGCAAATGTCACCCCACCCATGGCCACCAGCTTATAACTGGATACTGGCGGCCACACCAATAGGCCTGCGATAAAGTCCACCGCATAGCCGAGGGTGGCCCAGAGGGTGGCATCTAGCAGCTCCTCTGGATCCGCCAGGGCAAAGCTAGGCACCTTGCCGCCCACCAACTTATTCAGCGTCGGGAAAATGCCAGCGCCGCCGTTGGTGAGGAAAATGGGCTTCAGCTCGAAGCCCTGGACAAGCAGGAATACCACGATGGCGATCAAGCCACCCAGGCGACCGCCAAAAGTGGCCTGGCCAACGGCGTTATAGGCCTTGAGGCTGTTAACGAAGATCGCTCCAGCCAACACCAGAAACAGGTACTTCATCGGCCACCTCCATGGCGGGCCAACCATGCTTGGTTGTACTGGCTGATGTCCAGGTTGCCGTTAAAGGCGTACTCTTGAACTCTGCCATCGCCGTCGATCACGCCAGTGTTGCCACTGGTATCGCATACCACCTGGCCACGGCTGTAGGTACGGCCCTGCCAGTTGATCGGCATCATGCCCTCAGAAATAGTCTGCGGGGTGATGTCCTTGGCCCCGGTGGCCAACGTCTCGGGGCGCTGGAAGTCAGCCAGGACGTAGTGGAATGTGCAGCCCTGCTGGTAGCGCTGGGCGGCAACGTCAGCCATCTGGCTCAGGTGGTCTTGGGTGCTCAGGGCTTGCACCTGTTCTTTGGCCGCTTCCCGGCGTTGCTCCTTCACGGCCTTACCGTCCTGAAGGATGGCAGCTCCCTGCTCGGTGCCACCCGAGAACAGGGTGAATCCCACCAGAGCCAAGCCGCCAATGGGTAGGATCAGTTCTTCGATATTCATTGATCCAGCCCTCCAGCGTAAGGGTTCTCGGGCTTGGGCGTGGGATCGGTGGCCCGGCGGCGGCGATCCATCGTCACACTGCCAGCCACCATGGCCACCAGGACAGCTAGCACGGCCAGGAACAGCCAGGGCGGGCCAGCGGGCTCGGCCACCGCAGCAACCGGCTCAGCCACGGGTACAGGTTCAGTAGTCACCAGCGACTGATCAACGGGGATCGCCTGGCCCTGCTGGGTCAACCCACGAATGTCGCAGACGCCCGCAGCATCTAACTCAAACCAGGATTCCCGGGGGCTGAGGCCAGCCTCCAGCGGGTATTCTTGCGGGCCCCATAGCAGGTAATTGGCGTCCTGGGGGGCGGGAGTCGATACCATGTCCTGGCATCTAGGCTTTGTAAGTGGATCCATTGTCAAGGTTCTCCAAGGATGAAGGTGGACAATTGCCGCCATAGCAGCGGGCCATTGGCTTTTTGCTGGCACAGGTCGGCACCCAGGCTAAAGCCAACAAAAAGCCCCACCACAAAAATGGCGGTGGCTAAGATGGCGAGAAGGCCGTCGGCGTGGTCATGGTGCATGGCTAGCAAAAGGAGCGGAGTCGTACCGCTCACCCCCACAATGGTGGGGTCTTGGGAACGCGGCTAAAACGGCAAAAAGGCCATCAGATCCACCCCCACTAGCGTGGGGCTTGGCCCTAGTCCTCGTCAGTGCCACCGTAGGCAGCGGGCAAGCGTAGGGCAGGAGGCTGGATCCCGGCAGAAAACGCCAGGAATTTTTCTACTAAACCAGGATCAGTGCGCTTGGGCAAAAGGCTGCTGATGTCGATAGGTTCAATGGTGGTGTTGATCGTTATGGGCTGGACATTGGCCAGTCGGGCCATAACAGCACCCATCAAGCCTTGGCCGCTAAGGGCGTCTTTAAGCAGAGGCGCAAGCTGATCAGCCAGGCGCTCCTTAGTGGAGCTGTACTGCTCGGCCAGGCTGGCCAGGGCCAGGGCGTCTGACTGCATCTGGTTAGCCACAGCCATGGCCAGCTCATGGCCAGCGGCTAGCGGCGCAGCACCCTCGGGGGTGCCGGTGGACTGGGACTGTTCGTTTTCGAGTTGATCGGAGAGGTTCATAGGTTGTGGTCCTTTGCAAATTGGATTGTAAGTTGGCGGGCTGATTCCTTTGTTCGCCTGGAGCCTCGCAACTGAGCATAGTAAGCCAGTACTCTGGCGTACTGCGGAGTAAAAGCCTCATGTTTCAAAGCCAATTCTTTACGCAGTTCATACAGTCGGCTACGGCTAACCTGGCGGCTAGCCAATGAACTGACTAATGACCGGAAATGATGCTCCGACATTAAGGCGTCGATCTGGCTGTCAGGATGCTCCATAACGAGAAATCAACCTTTCGGGACGGTCTCATCGAACATTGTCGAACATTGTCGAACATTACAGGACGTTCGACAATGTTCGACGTAGGATCCACCATAGCACAGCCTAGCCATTTTTGTGTCATTTATTTGGCGCTTTTGCGGGGACTGGTGGTAGGCTGTGACAGTTGTTATAATTTGTAGCTTTCTATGGCCGACACAAGAAACCAGACCACCATCACCCTAAGCTGGCGGGCCTGTCGAGAATATGAAGAGGTCGCCGAATGGTTGGGCGTTCCTCCAGCTAGCCTGATGCGGTTCATTTTAGAAGAACACCACCGCTCAGCAGAGTTTCACGAACTACTCCAGCGGGCCAGGAAACGTGAAGCCCAGCCCTAGGGTTTACGTCAAAAATAGTACGTGGTATAAAGTTTTAATCAGTACCGCCGTTCTAATGCGGATATTGGGTATAGGAGTTTGGACTATTAACAAACTTACAGTCAGTCCTGGAAATGAGCACACGGATGGATCAAGCGTTGGAGCGGCTTGACAGTTGCATTGCGCTATATCGAGAAGTCGGTATTACTGGTTATAAATTGGAGCTGCACCCTGATTGTCCAGGCGTTTGGATCCTGGTTTTGACTTGCACTCAGGCCAATGAGGCTGTGTTCAAGTCATTGCGTTCGATCTGGCTTATCTGCTCAGAAGAGTGGAGCCTAGGCGGCATTCAGGTGAATGACCTGCAGCCACTCATGGCAGATAGCCTCAACCTTTGCCGCTGTTAAGCCTGATCGGGTTGCCGTTGGCATCGGCTTTACCGAAGTAGATGTCGAACAACGCTGCTGCTGTCACCGGCTGGCCATTGCCTAGCCGCAGCACGCCAGCGCTTTCTAGTGCCCACAACACCTCCATCGCCGGGGCCCCGGAGCGGCCATAGCGAGGGGATAGGTGCTGCAGGGTGCCAATGCCGATGATGACACCGGTGTCCTCTTCCAGCCTGTGGCAAAACTCGATCCAGTTTGTGCATCCATAGTTGCTACGAATAGCAACCAAGCAATCCGCAAAATTATGCGGGCTTGCATCCTCTCCCCAACTTATTCTAACTGGCATTTTGTTTTTTCCTCTCTAGGGTTCACACCCCTAGCTTAGCACCCAACTTAAAGCAGGCAACCGTAGACAGCCAGAACCCTTCTAGTAGCAAAAGCCACAGCGTTTGTCGCCATGCGCTAGCCGATACAGGCGCATATCAAAGCGGGCACCCTAAAAAAACGGTTGCCAGTTTATAGCTGCTGACTTATAATTGGGTTGCCGTCTAGAGAATTAGAACCATGGCGACGAAACAAGATCGGACGTGGGTGCAGGTCGTCATTGACCGTGATCTGCACAAGCGGCTCAAGGTTTATGCCTCTAGTCAAGAGGCTTCTTTGAAGCAAGTTGCCGAGCAGGCCTTGTCCGAATACATGGAGCGCAACCCAGTCCAAGCGGCCTAGGGTTTTTTATTGTCCACTTTTAGCAAGGAACAACGATGGAGAAGCAGATATCAGACCTCGTCCGCATGGGCGAGACCATTCAAGCTCGGATCAAAAGATTCGGGCCCCAGACAGCACTGAGCATCACCAGGGCAGTCCTTGGGCTCAACGAGTCTGATGTGAACCAAGTGCAGGCCGAGCTGCAGCGCCTGGCCGAGGACCTGGGAATCGCCGAAACTGAGAGGGGCTGGGTGCTAGATACCAGCATTCTGGCGCCTGAACAGAAGCGCAGATACACCCTAGAAAGCCGCAGGATTCAGGTAGCCCGACAAGTGGCCTTCGACATGGGCCTGGAGGGCAAGCCTGACGTGGCCTGGCGGGCCTTGTCCAGGCGGGTGGCTGAGATAACTGGTGAAAAGATCCACGAGGCTTGGTTTGCCCCATCTGGCCGGGGGGCCCACTTCCGCGAACACATCGAAGCAGCCTTTGCCGATGGTGCGAGTGAGCGGGAGAGGCGCATCGAAGAGGTTGCCAGCGAGCTTAGTGACATCGTCGAGGAAGTCACCAGCGCCACCAACGGCAATGGCAATGGCCACCACCTGGACGACGGGCCCACCGAGGAAGATCTCAGCCTGGTGGAGGAAGTCGCTAAGCTGGAAACCGCCATCGAGGAGTACCAGGATCGGATCAGGGCGCTAGAGGCCCAGCTAGCAGCCTCGGCACCGGCACAGGTACAAACACCCCAGCAGGACGATCAAAGCACCCTAGAGGGCATTCTAGCGGTCCTAGAAACCCAACTAGAAGCCAGCAGCCTAAAGGCAGAAGCAGCCGCCAAGGCTGTCGAAGTTGCCCAGGAGCAGGCTGAACTGGCTGAGCTAGAGGTAGACCAGGCCCGGCAGCGGCTACAGGCTGCTTTGGAGGCGGTCAATACCCTCCAGTCGCTTAAGGAGGGTGAATGAGGAGCGCTACCTTAACCGCTCCCTCCGTGGTCCGTCAGTTGCAGCCACAGCACTGGCGTGCCCTCAACTTGAAGGGGCGTCTACTTGTGTTTGAGTCCATGCTGACCTACGACCCGGCTAGTGCCCTGCGCTATGCCCGGCTAGTGGCTGGCGAACGCCTGGATCCAGTGGCCCATGATCCAGAGAATACTACCCCGCCAGAGGTTAAGGCCATTAAGCGCCAGGTAGCCATGCAGGCCAGCGAATGGCTAGCCCAGGCCATGGAGCCAGAATGCTTTGCCGACTACGAGCGGCAGATCGTGGCGCTCATGAAAGGCAAGCGCTATGTGGTGCGCTATCAGATTGGGCTACAGCTGGGCCTCTATGGCCGGGCGGTTGCCATCCACAGCCCCATGTTTGTCAGGAAAAACTCAGCCTATTACCTGGCCTAACCCTGTCTTGTGTTCCCTTCCCCTATCCACCCTCAACCCAAGGAGTTCCTATGGGCGCAACTTTCCTCCCTGCTTATCAACGCGAGCAAATCATCTGGGAGTCCAGCCTTAGCCGCAACGAAAAGCTGTTACTACTTTGCCTGAATAGCTTTATCGGCGCTGACGGGCGGTGCTGGCCGTCAGTGGAAACCCAGGCCAGGATGACTAGCCTTTGTCAGCGAGTGATCTACCAAACCCGGGATAGCCTCAAGGCTAAAGGCATCCTGCAGCTAACTGATCGGTTCAGGGCTGATGGCGGCCGAACCTCAAGCGATCAATTCATCGACTTTGGTGCCATCCAAACCAATGATCTGGATCCAGAACCAGACCCAAAATTACCCCGCCCCACTGCAGAATATGCAGGGGGGGGCCTGCAGAATATGCAGGGGGTACTGCAGAATATGCAGGGGGGGCCTGCAGAATCTGCAGGGGAGGGGGTGCAGAATCTGCAGACGATCTATCCAGTAAGAACAGATCCAGATGATCTATCCAAAGATCTTTTTTTTATTGCGCCTGTCAAAAATGAAAAAAAAGTGAAAACCAGCAAGCTGGATCCGGAAAGAACTGTTGCGCCGCCCGCCGCCGCGCCGGTGGCCGCAGTGGATCCATCCAAGCCTGATCCATTCGCGGCCCAGTTTGCGCCCAGGCCGTGGCGGGAGAATGGGTGGGGCAAGATCTTGCCAAAGTTCTGCGAGTTCATGGTTGCTGGCAAGCACATTGTTGTTGACGGGCAGATGAACCCTAAGACGAAGGCGATGTACCATGTGTCAAACTTGGAGCGAGATGGCAAATGGGATAAACTGGAATATCTCTGGGCTGAGTACCAAGCCAGCCTGCAGCCAGCCAGGCCAAAGGCTAAGCTGGCCACGGAAAGCTATGACGAGCGGGTGCGTCGGGAGATGAACCAACACCAACAGAGGGAACACGCATGATTGCTCAAGTCAAAGTACCCGTGCCTGTGGGCGAGGATGGCCTATTGCCGCCCCAGGCCATCGAGGCAGAGCGCGCCATCCTGGGTGCCTTGCTCTACCAGCCGGACCTGCTGGAAGAGGTCTCGGACCTGCTATCGCCTAAAGCCTTTTACCTGGACTCCCACCGCCTGTTGTACGAAACCTGCCTTAGCCTGCTAGCCCGGGGCATCCCCTGCGATATGCTGCAGGTGGCCATGGCGCTGGATGCCAAGCAGTTGGAGAGGGTCGGTGGCCGGGCAGGCCTGGCCAGCTTCCTGGATAGCGTCGTCAGTGGTGCGGCAGTCGATCTGCACTGCCAGCAGGTCATGGAAACCTGGACCCGGCGTCGGCTAGGCAAGCTGGGCCAGCTGATGGTGCAGCTACAGCACGAGAAAGTGCCGCTGGATGCCTTGCTAGAGCGGGCAGAAGCTGAGCTATCGGCTCTGATGCTGCAGGAGTCCACCGGTGGCCTGGTGCCCATGGCCGAAGTCGCTGCCGAGGTGTACACCGAAGTCGAGGCCAGGCTAGAGAGCCGGGAACTGCCAGGCTATCAAACCGGCTTCTCCCAGTTGGACGTCATGCTAAACGGTGGGCTCATGCCCGGGGACTTGATCATTGCCGCTGGCCGCCCTGCAATGGGTAAGACCGCCTTCAGCCTCAACCTGGCTAATTTTTTGGCTGTTAAAACCCAACTAACAGCCTGCGTCTTTTCGCTAGAGATGGGTAGACAGCAGCTTGGATACAGGTTATTCTCGGCAGAGGCAAGCATTGAAACAGGCCTGATGAAAAAGGGATTGGTTACAGCTCAGCAAATGGCCACCCTGGCTGGCACCGTTGCCAACCTGGCGGATCGGCCGATTTGGATTGACGACAACCCTTTGCCTAGCTTTAGCTACATCCGCAGTCAGTGCCGCCGCCAAAAGCGTCGCCATGGTGCACTGGGGCTAGTCATGATCGACTACCTCCAGTTGATGGCCGATGGCCAGGCCAGTGGCAACCGGGCCATGGAGCTAGGCCACCTTACCCGCAGCCTCAAGATGCTGGCCAGGGAGCTGGACTGCCCGGTGCTGGTGCTTAGCCAGCTTAGCCGGGGCGTCGAGTCCAGGACCAACAAGCGGCCCCTGATGAGCGATTTGCGCGAGTCTGGCTCCATTGAGCAGGACGCTGACTTGATCATGATGCTGTACCGGGATGAGTACTACGACCCGGAGTCCGTAGACAAGGGCATTGCCGAGGTGATTGTCACCAAGAACCGCAATGGCCCGACCGGCACCGTGAAGCTTCTTTTCGAACCGCAATACCAGCGGTTTTCCGATGCAACCTTTGAGGAGTACTGATGAAAAGCGTTACATCAGTCAGCGGCGGCAAGACAAGCGCTTATATGGCGTTTCACTACCCAACGGACTACTACATTTTTGCAGTAGTCCTGACTGATCACGCGCCATCAGCACCTAAGGATTCTGGCCTGCTGCGGGAGGCTCAGGCTAGGATTCCTGGCTTTATTGCTACCCATGAAGCTGACCAGACTTTGGCCAATGTCCTAAGGCTAGAGCAAGAGCTAGGCAAGCCGATCCAATGGGTGGCGGCAGAATACAGCCTAGATCGGTTTGTTTCGCAACAAACCGATCTACCTAACTACCGTTCAGGTGGCCCGATGCTACCTAATAAGCAGTTGCGGTTCTGCACTATTCAGCAAAAGATCATGCCGATCTTTTGGCATGTATGGCGGTTTTGGTGGGACGGCGATCCACTGCTGATGAATATTGGCTTTAGGTGGGATGAACCCCGCCGGGTAGAAGGCTGGAACTGCGACAACGACAAGGTAAAAGCGCCAGTGGCTTGTGGGCTAACGCCTGATAAGCGCTGGCAGTATACCACCGTCGAATGGCGAGTGCCCCAGTTTCCTCTGTACGACGACAGGATCAGCCACAACACTATCCGCCAATTTTGGAACCGCAAAGGCTGGGTGTTCCCTGAAATTAGCAACTGTCGCTTTTGCTTCCACCACACAGCGGTACAGCTCCAACGTCAAGCCGTGTTAGAACCCGAAAACTTGCAATGGTGGCTAGCACAGGAAGAGCGGGTTGGGGCTAGTTTTGGCACCCGTCCATTGGCCGAAATCCTGCGCCAGCCAGTGTTAGACGTTTTTGACGACAATCGACAATCTTGTTTTTGTGGAGATTAACCATGCCACTACCCTACCTACCCGTGCGGGTGCAAGTTGCCACCCAGCCTGGAATGTCTGAAACCTTTGAATGCACGATCCCCGACTTCAGCGAAGAGCCTGATCCGGCTGCTGCTGCCGCTGTCTGGCTGTGGCGCAAGTGGGGCGATATGCTGGTGCCCCCCGGCAAGCCCTGGCCCTGGCCGCTGCAGGAGTACACGGTGTTTTACGAACTGCCCTATACCGGGCGGCTGGTGTTCGAGTCCCAAGCTGGTTATGTGCCAGCCTACTGGCCTAGCCAGGTCCTGCAGGAGGTGGCGGTGTGATGGATTCGTTGTCGCTTGAGAAGCAGCTTGAGGTCAACACCTTTGAACGGGTGGTCGATGGCCTGGCTTTTACTGAGGCCAACTTCAGGGAGCTGCAGGAGATCTGCAAAGGCCTGAAACGGCTCGAAGTAGGTCAGCGAGCTTTCTTGGCTGATCAGGTCAAGTCAGCATGGGGGAAGCTTCCATGAATGAAGTTAACCGCTTGATCGGCCTATTGCGTCGCCTGCAACGCCACCGCCAGTCGGCCAGGGCCCTGGCCATGCCTGCCACGGTGCCGGGCCTACCCCTGGGGCCAACCGTTTGCCTGGGCTGCCAGTACCACAACGTCCGCAGCCGGTTTTACCTGCCCTGTGCAGTACGGCCCTACGGCCCACCGACCAATGACAACTGCCCTGATCAGGAGCCACGGCCATGAACCTTGCCCGACAACTGGCGGCCTATTGCACCGCCAACCCCGAAGAAACAAGCAAGCTGGTGGAGGTAGCCGATGGCAACCTGCTAGAGCAAGCCAGCCCGGAGAACCTGCAAGCCATGGCCGCGCTGATGCCCAGGTCAGAGCCTGGGGTATCGTTGGCCTTGAGCCTGCGGATACTGGCTGAAGATCGGCGGACCTCGCCCTTTAGCTTGGGAGGGAAGTAGCCATGATTGAGGAGATCCCGGCCATTGGGCAACGGGTGCCGCCGCCGGTCATTTGCATTTGCTGCCATTTTTACGGCGGCTATGAGAACCCTTTCCGGCCTTGCCCGATTCACCCCGATGGGCCACCGTCCAACACCAGATGCCCTGATTGGGAATTGATGCGATGCACTGATGAGGAGGAACCATGCAACTAACTGCACAGTCGAAAGCCATTTTTCGCAAGGGCATTGCCCGCACCAAAGCCGCCCAGGCTGCGGCCAAGGAGCTAGCCGCCCTGGTGCTAGCCCAGCCGGACGCCCCGCCAGCCATGCAGGCCCTGGCCCGGCAGGTGCTTGATCCCGTGGTGGTGGTAATGGAGGAGGAAGAGCATCAGGACGCGGCGTAGGCCAGGCCCCACGGGTGTGGGGGTGGATCTATGCGACTCTTTGGCCCACTACGGTGGGAGTTGATCGGTTTAGCTCCTGTGCCCCACTAGGTGGGGGTGGCTCTTACAGGGTTGATGGCCCCGCTGTGGTGGGGGTGGATCGGTAGCTTTTGACAGGCCCCACGGGGTGGGGGAAAAACCCGAATGTAAACCTATGGCTTATTGCTTGGGAATTATATGCTAGAGTAATTTTGCTGGTTGACAAAACCCCTCGGTTATGCGTAGTACTCCCGACGACAGTCAGATCAGATTGTTTGATTTTGATGAGCTCAAACCTAGGATTGAGCTAGGGCAGTCGTTTTCCGTGGAGACGCCAGCGGTTAAAAGCGGGCCTGTCGAAAGAACGCTAGAAGAGGTCTACGCTGTTGTTGACGAAAAGATCCTAAGTTTAGCTGCTAATGGCATTGCCTTAAATGACTTGCGAGATAAGGTCCGCAATACGAAATATCTGCGACCTTACTACAAGTCGCGTAGGCAATATCTTTTGGACAACGGAAAAATAAGGGAAGAGTCTGTAAAGCTAAAGATTGGCAGACCTGTTACCTATGTTTATGCTGTGCATCCTGGAGATCCACCGCCAAAACGCAGCTTGATTGTGCCTGTTGAAGTTATTGATGCTGAGCTAGTCGAACCGAGTCCTGGTGCGTTAGCGCCGAGAGCAGGTGATTTATCTGATCTAACCAGAGAAGCTGCACTTAACCGGCAGGACCGTTTGTTTTTGGAGCGGTTCAAAAATCCTGATCAGCGAGAATTTAAGCGAAATTGCGAAAGCCTTGCTGGCAAAATGTATTGCCGATTTGAATGGGTTGACTTTGAAGATCGGCAGTGGCTCACTGTCAGGCAGGTGGCAGCTTTCCTGGGCATGGAAGAAAGGAACATTCAAAAACATTTACAGCAATTTCCCCTTGAGCAGTCGGTTTTGTCAGAGAAGCTGACGGGAGACAGGCTGAGCGCCTACAAACAATGCTACCCTCCTAACCATCTTAACCCCCCTTCACTACCGAACTCAGAGTTCGGTAGTGAAGGGGGGTTAGAGGGGATAAACGAAAAAGCCGCACCCGAGCGGTCTCCACATTTCATCTTAATTAGCCCCGCTGGCGTGATATGGCTGGCTAGGCAGTCGCAGACTCCAGAGGCCAAGGCCCTTAATCAGGAAGACATGATGTCTAAGGAGGCCACCCCCGCAGCAGTAGAGCATGTGGCTGAAGACGCTGCCAGGATGGCCCGTGATCAGCGATTCGCTGGCCTGACAAACAGCGACATTAGCTTTGCTGCATATAGAGAATATGTTGATGAAAAGTTTGAAGAACTTTGTGAGATGCAGAGAGAAAACGCTAAAAAACAGGAGGAGTACCATAACGTGTTGCTAAAGGTTGTCCTGCCATCTGCTGCTAGGACAGAGGAGGGTGTCGGGGAGGTCAGGGAAACGCTTGTTACCGTCGGGCATCAAATGAATACCGTGTTTAACAAGCTAAATGCTGAACGTGAGCCTTTTCGGGACTCAGTCAAACGTGAAGCTGCGCGTATCTTCCTTAAGATACACCCAGATGGCAGGGATATTTTTAATGGTGTTTTGATAGTAGACCCTAGGACTGGCCATTCAACCAAGGATTGTGAATTTGACCATTTTAATTTAGAGCTTAAAGATAGGTCAGACGGGACAATCAGGAATTGCGCACTTCTCAGCAAAGAGACCCATCGAAGGAAGCACAGCAAAGGGCCTGATAAGTTTGCGGCTGACGAAATGCAAATGTTTAAGGACTTCCATGGGGCATGGCAGCATCAGATAAACATGGAAGAACGCTCCCAGCCCTATCAGCCGGGTCTTTCGCTTGACACCCAACTATAAGCCGCTAGCCTGTTGACACATTCTGCAGCCGGTGTTAGCATGTTGGTTCTTGGTCTGGGGTGGTGCCCGGGCTTTGGTAGTAATTTCGCTTTTAGAAAACGGACGGTCGTTAGGCCGTCTTTTTTATGCACCACTCCCCCATCCCAGCCCGCTGGCCACCTGGCGGGCTTTGTCGTGGCTGGCCAGGGCTGGCCCAAAGCAAAACCCCCAGCTAGGCCGGGGGTCTGCGGGTGGTGGTGGGTGGGCTAGGCTACCTCGATCAGGGCCATCAGCTTGGCCATCTCGCCGGGGTCGTCTACGCTGTAGCTGTTATTGCCGTCATTGGTAAATACTTCATAGTCGGTAATAACACCGTTATCGTCTATGTTCACCTCGATGCTAACAATGTGGGACAGGTTGAGCAGGTAAGCGCCGTCTTGGATGGAAATGAACTTGGGCATGGGTCGGTCCTCGGTAAGTGGTTCGATACCTTCAATATACCCCCTGCATATCGAGCTGTCAACCCTGCTTTAGGCTTTTTCCTTCCGGCCATAGGCTTTTGTTCGGGTTTCTGCTAGGCTAGTGGGGACGTTTACCGGATCCACCCATGACTAAGACCCTTGCCCGCCTTGCTGACCTAGAGCCTGCCATCCTAGCTATCCGGCCAGCCAGTGCTGATCCACTGGGCGACTTGCAACGCGCCATCCAGCTGGTGAACGATGGCCTAGTCAGCGGTGAGCCTGTTGATACCATGGCTAGCCGGTATGTGGCCTGCATGGAGGCCCTGGTGGTTCTGGCCAGCCAGCAAGGCAGTAGCCTAGCCCAGTGCCGGGAATCGTTGCAGCAACCGATCAGCGGGTTTAGTCAGTTCTATCACTCGCAGCATCCCACTTGGGAGAAGCTACCGCTGTGGATGTCCTGTCTGACTGGGGCGCTGAAGTACTACTCGAAGATGGCGATCCACCACATTGGCGCTATCTCTGAGTGCATCAACGACGGTGCCCGGATCAGCCTAGCCAGGACCGCAGACGACCTGCTAGCTAGGCACTGGGCGGCCAGGGTCTGATCTGCTAGGCTAGGGCCAGTTACCCGGAGGACCCCATGACTGAGGAGATGATTGCCGAGCTGGAGGCCATGTCAGCCTTGCTGAAAAGTGGCCAGGACTTTGACCAGGATGCCATGATCTTACGGCTGACCCAGATGCGGGACCAGCTACTGGCCGAAGCGGAGTAGCCCGACTCCACCCACCCCCACCCCGGCCAGTCCGGGGTTTTTTGTTGCCTGGGCACCCTAAACAAAACATTGGGGATCTGCTATGGCTATTGTCTATATCGTCCTGGGCCTGGCTGCCATGACAGCCTGCCTCCTGTTTGCCGGGGCCACCCGAGTCGCTATCCGCCGCCGGCATCGCTCGTGGGTATCCACCGCCTGGGCCTCGGTGATAAGCGCCGCCTGGGTCGTGGTGGCTGTCCGTGGCCTGATGGAGTTGTATCACTAGGGCACACTCAGGATAGCTACCCACTAGGCCAGTTGCTATGAAAAAATATACCGTCACCCATGGATCCATCCTGCACGATGGCCAGCTATACCAGTCTGGGGATACGATCAGCCTCAGTGATAGCCTAGCTAAGCAGCTAGCGATCCACCTGGACAAGTCAGAGCAGCCTAGCCAGCCGGAGGAACCTAGCGATGGCTGATCCCTATGCCACTGTCGATGACTTTATCGAGGCTTTTGGCACCGTCGAGGCCCGGCGTACCGCCAACATTGACGCGCCCACCGTCAATAACCCAGACAATGACCGGATGACCGAAGCGCTGGAGGATGCGTCGGATGAGATCGATAGCTACCTGCAGGAACGCTACAACGTCGCTGGCCTGCGGGACGATCCACCTAGGCGGCTAAAGCGCATCTGCCTCGACATTGCCCGTTATACCCTCACCAAGAACCGCCCCCCTGAAGACTATCGGCTGCGCTATGAAGATGCACTCAAGTGGCTAAGGGAGGCTGCTGCGGGCAAAGTTAGCCTGGGCCTGACGGTGACTGACGAGGTGACAATGACCGAGGGCCGTGGCAACCGACCCTTTGTGGTCAACGGCACCGGTCGGGTCTTTACCTATGACGGGATGAAAAGCTTCTAATGCCCCTTACCTCGTTGCTGCATACCCTGGAGTCAGGCATCATCCACCGGCTACGGCTGGCGATGGAACCTATTGGCGTCGATGTGCAAGCATTTCCGGCCTCCCCGGTCGAATTTGAGCTGGCGCCCTATCGCAGCCAGATATTTTTTTCGATGCAACGACGGCGCTTTGACCCACCCGAGATCATTGACTCCATCCGCCGCGACTTCAGCCAGCGGATGACCATCGAATGGGGCCTGCAGGCAGAATTTATTAACCTATCCACCCATAGCGGCGTCTACTTGGTGCTAGACCGTTGCTGGCTGGCCCTGAGTGGCTATAGCCCGGCCTATACTGGCGAGCTGGAGGGGCTTAACCGCATCGTCAACTTTGAACCCATGGCGCTGGTATCAGAGTCCTTCACCGGCCTATCTGAGGGTATCTACACCTACAACCAAACCTGGAGTCTGTCAGTGCTGGTCTACTCCGACATCGTGCAGCACCTGGCCGATGTTGGCCTGGTGGATCCATCGATACCGGTCCCCGGCCAGCCATTCCCGCTGGAAGAAATCAAGGTGGGCCTGCGTCGGGCCAAGGCAGGCGACCTGGATGATAACGTCCTTGACCAGGAGCTAGACTATCCGGTTCCCTAGCCTGGATCCATGGCTGGGCACACTAAAAGCAGTCTATCCCAAGCTGCTATGGTTGCCCTCAACGCTGCTACCCAAACCGCTCCAGGCGTCTACGTCTACGAAAACGCTGAGGGGCCTATTCCAGCGACTATCGCCCCCTTCAACCGGGTCTACTATGTTGGCACCGCCACCGGTGGCACCGCCAATACTCCCACCCAGGTGATCAGTGTTGACGACTTCGAGAATGTCTTTACCAGCTCGAGTGCCGTCAACCTAAATAACCTTGCCTTTTTCTTTCGCAATGTGCCCAATGGGCAGTTCTACTACGTCAAGGCGGCCATCGCCCCTGTCACTACCGTCACCATCACCAATACTACCGCTGGGGCGTTCACCGTCACCATCAATGGCACTGCGGTTACCTACACCGCCCCCGCTAGCCCCGCCCCGACCGCGACCACCATCATCACCGGCCTGGTGACCGCCATCAATGGCACCACCGCTATCAATACCGCCGTCGAGGCTGAATACGAGATCAACGATGCCGGGGCCAGCGTCTTTGCCAATAGCCAGTTCTACATTCGTCAAAAGAACCCCACCGCTACGGCCTTTACCGCTGTAGCAACAACCGCTAACCTGACGGTGGCGGCTGTGGCGGCACCGGCGACAGCTAACTATTGGGACTACATCTACGCCATCGAAAATAGCTTTGACGAAGATGATGAGCAAGGCTTCCTGGTATGCCCGGAGGCATTCTATAGCCTCACCCGACAGTTTGAGCGCACCCAGATCGCCAATACCTTAGAGGCCAAAGCGGCCAGCGAAAACTATGACTGGATGGCCCTTGCTGATAGTGGCCCGCCCAGCAGCAATGATACCAAGGCTGAATTTAAGACCGAAGGGATGCTCTATGCCAGCGACCGGGGCCATCTAGCCTACTATTGCCCTTGGCTAAAGGATACCGACAATGACGACATCAGCCCTGCCCTGGCTGCTGCTACCGTTGCCCTGCGCCGTTATGCTAGCCAAGGCTTCAACCAACCTCCAGCAGGCCCCCAGTTCCCCCTGCGGGGGGTGGCGGATGTGCTGGTCAAACTAAGCCGTAGCGAACACGCTGACCTCAATGCCAACCAGATCAATGTGGTGAAAAACCTGAAGGGCCTTGGCATCGTTGTCTATGGGGCTAGAACCCGTAGCGTTAGCCCCTACTATCGGTTTATCAATACCCGGGTCATCCTCAATGTCTATGCCCGGACGCTATACACAGCGCTGACCAATGGCAAGATCCTATTCTCGGTGATCGACGGCCAGGGCGTATTGTTCAACCGCATCAAAGAGACCGCTGACCTGGTGGCCTATCGGTTCTGGAGTGGCGGTGCTTTCTTTGGCGCAACGCCTGCTGATGCCTTTCTAAACATTTGCGACCGGACCAATAACCCAGCCCTGGACCTGGAGGATGGCATCATCCGCATTGATAGCTATGTGGCCCCTAGCCCGACCGCTGAGCGCATCTTCGTTGGCGTCATTCGGGTGGCGATTGATCAGGTCGTAGAACGGACTAGCTAGGCCTGGGCACACTAAGAGCAGTAACCCTGACGTACTGCCATGCCACGAATTAATCCTATTGCCAAGAACCAGTTCTTGGTAACAATGCAGGACTTGACCTGTTATTTTGAGACATTTTCGGGTATTGATGACAGTACCCAGACTTCGGAATATTCCGATGGTTTCAGCAATCGCATCTACCCGCTCCTAGGGCCCCGCTCTATTGCCGAGATCGGGCTGACCAAGGCCTATGAGCCCGAGACGGATGACGAAATCATTACCCTGTGGAAAAATTTTAGGCTACGGCGCGGCAACGACGTTAATGCCCGTGGCTATACGCTGACCATCCAGCCGGTTGAGTACGCCCCAGATCCAGTTAGCATTGGCGCTCCCTTTATTGTCTATGGCTTCATGCCGACCCGGTTCACCTTGATCGAGTCGGATAAGAAAAGCCAGGACGTATCCATGCTTACCCTGGCTGGTCGGGCCAATGACTGGAGCCGTGGCTGATGAAACTACAACGACTGACTGACGACGACGGGGCCGGACAGGTAACGCTATCTAATGGCAAGGTGATCGGGTTCCGTGGGCCAACGGTGGGCGACATCCGTGGCATCCGGCGCACCATGCGGCAGGAGAACATACCCCTCGACGATGAGGTGGAGCTAGCCCTACGCCTGGCCGCCCGCTGTTGCATTCGCTATGGCGAGCAAAGTGACATCAACCTGGTGCAGCTAGAAGAGCTAAGCATTGGCGACTTTGCCTTGATATCAGAGGCGATGGCCCCTTTTTTGCAAGCGTCCTCGACTACGACGACGACCGATTCCTAGAGACGGTCTACCACCTGAGTGGCCGTAGCTTTGCCAGCCTGCCAATGTATGAGGAAATGCCTATCCTGCGGCTGTATCGGGCTATCGCCATCCACAATGCAGCAGTTGAGGCGGAGAACCGATCCATGAGGCGTAGGTGATGCAAGGGCTGATATCCAACCTGTTTATCAAGATCAGCGCCCAGGACTTTGCCAGTGGGCCGATCAAGCGCCTTGGTCAGCAGATCCGTGGCACCTTCGATGGCGTCAGCCAGCAGGTTAATAGGGGCGTCAGCGAGTCATTGACTGGGGCAGTCTTTAAGGCTAACTTGCTGACCCAGGGCTTTAACTTTGCCATTGGCAAGGCCCAGGAGGCGGCCCAGAGCATCACCGGGGCGATCAACCAGGCCAATCAGCTACAGCTAGAGCAGATCAATGCTGCCACCACCTTTGCCAGCCTGACCGGCAAAAGCTATGAAGAGGCTGTATCGGTCATCGAAAACCTTAACAATCGCCTGGCTAAGTCAGCCGCCACTCTGCCTGGAGCCACCCAGGAGTATAAGAACCTGGCAACGACCATCCAGGACAATGTGCTGGAGGCCTTCAAGGGCGTTGATGGCGAAGTGGACCTACAAGGCTTTGAAAATACGGTGGCAAGTATTTCCGAATCGTATGGTGCATTAACAGCAGCTAGCACCAAAATGATCGGCAATACATCGCTGGGGCTGACCAAGGCGCTGAGCGGGGCTGGAACGGGGGAGCTGCGCACTATCGCATTCTTCGAGCAGAACCCGGTTATTCTCAACGAAATTGAAAAGCGCCTGCAGGAATTAGGTGTTGCCACGCTGCGAGATCTGGATGTCAAAGCCCGGGTGAAGCTGATCGAGGAAGTTGGCAAGAAATTTATCACCGAAGACTTCAAGAAACAGGCTGGCGAGTCGGTTGATGGCTTGATCCAGGGCTTTAAGTCAGTGTTGTTTGACCCTAGTGGCGGCATCTTTGGGGTAATGCGTGACCTGGACGACCAGATGAAGGGCACCCAGAGCGCCTTCAGTGCCTACAACGAGGTAATCAAGTCATTGATCGGGGAGGAGGGCCTATTTGGCACCAAGGGGCCTATTGCTGCCCTCGGGACGGTGCTGGGGCTCAACACCATGGACCCGATGAAGGCCTTGCAGGGTGCCTTTAACCGCATCAATACCGGCATCCAGGCGGTTAGTGACTTTGTATTTAACTTTGCAGCCTTGATCGAGAATGGGGCTAACCTACGGGATGTGGTACTCAGCAACTTGGGGACTATCCGCGAGAATGTGGCTGGATTTCTAGGGAACATTTTGGCCGATGCTACCGGTGGCCTGGGTCGGCTATTGTCTGGCGCGGCTAATTTCCTGGAACAGGCCCCTATCGGTGAACTACTGGCCAGCATTTTCAATGGCCTCACCACCGCCCTGGCCGGGCTGGACATGAGCGGTCTAGGTGGCCAGGTGGGGCGTATCTTGGCAGCACTTATCAATCAGATTGGGCGGTTCCTAGAAAAAGTTGATCTGGGTGCTTTGCTGGTGGCGGTGGGCCGTATGGCCATGGTCATTTTGTCTGGCATTGGTGCAGCCCTATCTAACCTGGACTGGAAAGCTGTCTTGCTCATAGGGCTAGCCATCTTTACCGTCTGGGCCAGCACTGTCCTAGTCGGTGCATTGATCAGCGCATTGACGATGGCCTTTGCCGGACTGATCTCGGCGGTCCTGGGTGCCTTGATCGGTTTGCCATTGTTGGTTATCCTGGCGGTTGCCGCTGGCATTGCGGCTCTGGCTTTCTTGATCGCCAAGAACTGGGATACGGTCTCTGCTACGGCTATCGAATGGTTCCAAAAGATTCGTGATGGCCTAGCCAACGGGCTGATGGGTGTTATTACCCGGGTTGAAAACTTCTTGGTTAACGCTCACACAACCGTCACTGACGCGATTAGCAAGTTGTTTACTGCCATCAAAAATAAAGTCCTGAATATGATCCCTGGCATGGGTGGCGATGCCCAGCCCGCCACCTCAACGGTGGGTTCTACGGCTAGTAACCTTCCAGGGGCGGAAGCTTTTGCCTCTATTAGCCGGGCCGGGGGGCAGTTGCCGGTTGCCTTTGGTGGCTTGCTGGGTGCTATCGGCCAGGAGCAGGCCAGCGCTCCGCCAGGCGCTAAGCCAGTTATCGCCAATAGCAGTGAATTTATCCTGCGCCCAGACCAGGCCAGGGTATTTGCTGCAGGCGCAGCGATGGGCGGTGGCGGCCAGACCAACTACAACTTTAACCCCACCATTAACCTGGGTGCTGGCACTGCCGAAGCCCATGCCATGGACGTGCTGCGATATTTCGAGATCTGGCTAAGTGAACATCAGCAGGCTAGCCTGGCCTAGGGGGCGCTATGTGGAACCAAAATGTAATGGACGGGCTGCCAGGGGGCGAACATACCCATGGCACTCAGGTGGAATGCTTCCTACTCGAATATGCCAGCGCCGCCAATGCCCAGACCGCTAGGCTATGGAACTTTCTTTATAACCCAACCCAGATCACCTGGGAGCGCCGGGCCACCTATGCCGAAGGGGCTACCTATGCCACCAAGACCCCGATCCAGCAGTACCAGTACACCTCTGGCCGTAGCCTACGCCTGCCTGGGGTGTTGCTCGATGCATGGTGGCTGGGTAAGACAGTCCAGCCCCTGGTGGATGGCCTCTCTGCGCTGACTGAGGCGAAGCTGAGCGAGCAAACCTATAACCCACCTGTCTTGTCGCTGGTGATGGCTCAGCGGGTGGTCCTAGCGCCCTGTGTGCTGACTAGCCTATCGGTGACCGAGGTGGGCTGGCTGGCGGGTGGCCAGTCGGCTAGGGTGCAGGTTGACATCGAGCTGCTAGAGGTGCCTAGCAGCGCCATAGACCGGGGTCAGCAGGCAACGACAGCTACGCCTACCCCTAACACCGATGGACGGCCTAGGCTGCCCCTGACGGAGCGACAACGGGCTGAGGGTAGTGCCAGGGGTAAGGCACACCTCCAGGCCCAGTCGGGGCTCTATATCCCGAGGGTGACGGCCTTGATCCAGTCTGGCCAGTACTTCCTATCGACGGATCCAGACTCAGGTGATGTGCGGATGTACGATGGGACCCGCAACCTGGTGGGTATCGTTGGCCGCTGGGATGGGCAAGCCTTCAGGACGCCAGGTATAACGAATATTCCGAAGCGCTAGGTGACGGCACCCTGGGGGATGCCTGGATCATAGGATGGTGCAGCCGTCAGTCGGGTGACATCGCCGGGAAATGTGCTGAATAGGGCATAGTCGAGGTCGGTGGCGGTGGTTGACTCGGGGTCAAAGCTATGGCCAAAGGCCCCATAGGCATTGCTCAGGTTCCATTTGACGACATCGATGCCATCCGCGTCCCCCTCGTAGGCGACTAGAGCAGGCGTGTTGGGGCTAACAGCTTCCAGCGAAACTACTACATCGTAAATGTCGAGTCGATAGCGCCAGTTCATGACAACACTCCCAGCATGAAGGTAAAGAGTTCTGGATCGTCTCTGTATAGCTTCCGCATGGCTTCAACGGATCGGAATCCTTCGAGCCCCATGGAAATCACCTCGGTGCCTCCATCATCATACACCTTGCCCATATAAGGATCGATGAATCGGCCAGGATAGGCCATTTCGTCGTCGTTGTAGTTCGATCCTGGAGCTAGCTCGTTTAGCCTCTGCGGCGGAGACCCATCTCGGCGTTGCTGAATGAAGTCGTTAGCCGCCGCCTTGACGTTGTCATCCTCAAACTCTATGTGATGGCCGAACTCATGCCATAGTGCTCGAGGATTAACTAGATCGTCTACCTTGCCTACATTGATAATGCCTTCATCGTCGGCGTAGGCCCGTTCGCGGTCTGGATCCTGCCATACTTTGTTTAGTCGCTCGACACGGTTGCTGCTAATTCTATGCAGATCCTTGAGCTCATCCTCCACGCTTTGGTTGCTGATCTTGACGGCGGGAAGGTCAGCATCTATTGATATGCGGCCAACCTTATCTGTCGCCGCGGCAATATCACCGTTGGCGAGCATCTTGCCTCGCAATGCACCGAAGGCTTTGTCCACTTCAGAGTTGTTGGCAATACGATCAAGCCGTTGTTGTTCTTTCGACGCATTGGCTAGGCTGCTGAGGAGTGGTCGCGGGATCGGCAGATCCGGGTTCTGCGCCCGAAAGGCTTTAATTTCTGCTACTGCCTGATCGTATAGAACCCATGCGTTGGCCCGGGCTGATTGTTGTTCAGCCATGGCCAGATCAATCGCCTTCAACTCTTCCCGATATAGCTCGATGCCTCGTTCGATGCGGCCTTTCATTGTTGGTGGGCCGTCATCTGTCGAAGTATTTTGGCTGACCAGCCATTTGCTGGCTGCCTTATTGGCCCCTTTCAGCTCGATCCGACACACCCGGCTTTTAGCGATGCAGGTGAGGCCACACACTTTGCCCTTAACGCACTTTTTGCTGCCACCTTTGGCCGACTTAAAGTCTATGAAGCCAAGGATAGGGTTGTCAATTTTGATTAGCATAGGCTGCCTAGCGCTAACCCTAGGGTGCCCAGTCAATAAAAAACCCCCAGCATTTTCCCAAGGTGCTGAGGGCAGAGAGTTAGGAGTTCGTGTGCAGGGCACAACCCAACTATAAACCGTAGGCTAGTGGCTGTCAACCGGCTGGGCACCCTATAGCTAGCTAGCCCGGTCCAGCCATGCGTACTATCGCCCTGCTACTAACTATCGTCATTGCTGCCGTTTGGATCCAGGATGCAGGCCGCAGGCGTTCTGGTAGTGGCCGACGAGGCTATATCACCCAGGAGATGCTATGGAACGCCCCACCATCACCATTACCGTCGATACCTACCTGAAGCCTAGCCATGAGCCAGCGGCCAGCTTTCCCATTGAGGATGTAGCCAAGGTAATCCGGGGTACGGTGCTACCGATCCTTGCCTATCGCCATGAGCATGGCCACATTTGCTTCACCGTCGATGCCACAGGCTTCAACCTGGCCACCCTGCACCCATCCCGCAAAAATACCTGGTGGGTCTACGCCCAGCATTGCATGGATCCCCAGGGCCATGGCGTGGATAATGACCCCAAGGATACCCCCAGCGATACCGCCAAAGGCTATGGCATCGTCCTGCCAGGGTTCAATGGCAACTACTACAGCACCGACTCAATTGGCCTAAAAAGCCAGAGCTTTACCTGGGGTGAAGCGCTCCATGTCGATAGCGCTGGCAGCTACCGGCAACCTGCTAACCCGGATGTGGTCTACAAAATTATCAAGATCGCTGAGGTGATGCAGAATGTTCGTGGCCTATTCGGCGGCGCACCAGTCGTGGTTAACTCCTGGTATCGGGATCCGGTGACTAACCGCAGGATAGGCGGTGCCAGCCAGAGTCGGCATATGGTTGGCGATGCCGTGGACTTTCACATCCCTGGTGTATCGTTGGTGAATGTGTATAATCGTTTGGATCCATGGTGGGCTAGTCGAGGCGGGCTAGCCCGGGGCCAGGGGTTTGTGCATATTGATGGCCGGGGCTACCGGGCTCGATGGACCTATCCAGGGGTGAACTAAATGGTACCAAGACAGGCAATTGTCACCAAGACCGATGGCACGGCTGTACGGGGCCTTGCCCAGATCCAGGGACAGCGGCTGATCATCCATGGCCCGGATGGCGCGTGGTATAACTACGCACTCAAGGACTGTACGATCATCTGGGATCCAGAGCGCAGGCGGGGCAAGTCATGCCAGCATTGATCGAGCCATTGCCAGGCGAGGACTTGGCTAGCTTTGCCAGTCGGGTGCTAGGGGATCCGTCTCGGTTTAGGGACATTGCCGATCAGAATGGTGGCCTCAACCCATTGGCGACCCTATCGCCCCAGTTGGCCTTGCTAGTGCCCAGCCAGGAGGAGCTAGCCACTACGCTGGAACCGGCCCTACAGTCGATCCGCACTGGCGTCAGTGCCACCATCGCCAGCGCTACCGCCCAGCTGCAAAGCTACATCCCTGAAGTGATCCGCCAGGCGGCAGACATTAATGGCATCGTGGGCGACATCGAAGGGCCCCTGAACCAGCTACTAGATCAAGGCGTCCAGGCCATCGAGTCGGGCCGGGCCCAGCTGGTAGACTGGCTGCTGGATAAAAGCCCCACCCAGGGGACTGATAGCCTGCAGGAGGCCAGGAAGGTGTGATGGGCAACCTAAAGGAAACGCTAGCCTGCCATGGTTCGACTGCTTGCCCCCTTTGCCAAAGTAAAGATCGGTGATCGCCTATTCCAGACAGGTGATGGCAAGCTGCGCTATGTAGCCATTAGCCTGGGCGAAGACAAGCGGGCTAGCAATTGTCGCTTCGAGGTAAGCGATCCAGGCCTCAAGATAGCCGCTGCCTTCTTTGAGATGAGCTTTACCGCTGGTGGCATCGAAGTACCTAGCGACCTACTCGAAGACCCACAACAGACGCCTGCTACCCCTGGGGGCACCGTGGCCAGTGGGGGTGAGTCATCGGTGACGGCGGGGGAGCTGACGGCAGAAGAAAAAGCATTTTTGGATGTAATCGCCTGGGCGGAGGGCACCAGTGGCCCCAATGGCTACCGCACCATGTTCACCGGCAAGCTATTTGATGGCTTCGAGCGCCACCCAGCCCAGATCAATTGCAACGCTAGCCGCACCCTATGCTCTGACGCTGCTGGCCGGTATCAGTTTCTAAAAAAGACCTGGGATGGCCTGAATATGCCGGACTTTACTCCAGCCAGCCAGGACCGGGGTGCTATTAAGCTGATCCGTGGTCGGGGGGCCCTTCAGGATGTACGGGCCGGGCGCTTTGATGCAGCGGTCACCAAGTGCAGGCAGGAATGGGCTAGCTTTCCAGGGGCAGGCTATGACCAGCCGGAGAAAAGCTTGTCCAAAATGCGAGAGGTATGGGAGAAGGCCCTAGCCAAGTATCGAGGCGGTGGCTCAGCCGCTCCCACCCAGGCCCCGGCGGCCAGCAGCGCCGCAACGGCGACCAGTACAACGCCAGTACAGGATAAGGCCCAGGAGGCTGCCGCCGAGGTTAGCCAGAAAGGCCAGGAGATCATCGTTAGCCTGGGCTTCAGCCCATCCCAGACGGTGGAGTATCACTTCATCCACACTGGCACCAGTACGACCGGGCGTGGTGTTGATCAGACAGTATTTGAAGGCCAGTCGATCCGCTGGCTGATGACCCGACGCAAGCTGAATACAGCCTATAGCAACCTGACACTAAGGGATCTGGCCACTAAGGTATGTCAGCGCTATGGCCTAACCTTGGAGATGGAAGGCAACGGGCCCACCTACCAGCACCTGGACCAGACCGGCATCACCGACTATGAACTATTGCTAAGGGAAGCCCAGGCCATTGGCTATCGGGTGACTGACCGTGGCAGTACCCTTAAGCTGACCCCATTACGGCCCAACTTTACTGGCTTTGTGATCACCAAGGACTATCTGAAGCCAGGCGGGCTAGCCTTTGGCGATAGGGCCACCAAAGATATGCCGGTCAATAGCAATGCCCCAGCCAGCACCCCAGCGGTCAATGCCGCTGAGCAAAAGACGACCCTAAACCGGGATACGGGCCAACCGGAGGCGATCACCAAGGAAGACTCTACGGCCACCAGTACCGCCAGTAAGCCCCCTGAGTCAGCGGTGACCGGTGCGGCTAAGCCCCCGGTGACTGGCACCGTCCTGGATGGCACCGAGACGGGCCTACCCACCCAGAAGGTAGGCGCTATCGACCTGGCGGACGGCCGGGCGGAGGCGGAGGTGATCAAGGACGAAAGCAGACGGGTGAAGGGCTATGAGTCGCGGGCCAGCCTATTCACTAGCCCGGAGTCGTTGATCCTAGCCCCAGGTTCTATCGTGTCCATTGACAGCGAGATCGTGCCGACTGTCTTTGCGAGGGAATGGCGAGTCGGATCGGTCAGCCATAGCTGGCAGGTAGGCAGCCCATTTACGACAGACGTTGAACTGTATAGCCCCCAACGGCAACGCCCACCCCAGGCGACAGCAGGCGGCGCTGGTGGCATCGGGGGTGGCATGGATGGCACTGCCCTGATGGAGGATGGCACCGCCAGTCAGGCGGACCTAAAGCCGGGTGGGTTCATCTGCCCGATCCGCAGTGGTACCTTTGGCGAAGGCATTGGTTACCGGGCCTGGGCTGGCCGCAACCATAATGGCATCGACATCGCTGCGCCAACCAATACCCCGGTCATCGCCCCTGCTGATGGTGTTGTTGTCCGGGTGGTCCGTGGATGCCGGGTTGGCAATCAAAGTTGTGGTGGTGGGTGGGGAAACTACATCGTCATCCGCCATGGGGGCGGCATTTATTCCCTGGTGGCCCACCTGACCCTCACCTACGTCAGAGAAGGACAGACCGTTAAGCAAGGCTCGACAACCGGCACCGTTGGCAATACGGGGCGTTCGTTTGGGGCTCACCTGCACTTTGAATTTAGAAGTGGCGGCATCCCCCCTGGCGGCAAGGTCGTGCCACCCTCTGAGCTAGGGGTAGTTTATACGGGCATTGGTGGTAGTAAGCGTTCTGGGATGAAATACTGATGGATAGCCCATTATTAGCCGCCCTGGCCGGGCTGGATAAGCTGCACTCGTTAGCCGGTGACCTGGAGGGCCGCAAAGACTCCGCCCTGTTTGCGACGACGACTGACGTTGATGACCCGCTGGCCTTGCGTCGGGTGCGGACCACCACCGCCGATAAGGCGGCCCTCACCAGCCATGACTATGCCATGCGCTCTCTACCCTGTCCATACTGGGATCCACCCGTCCCCAGGGTAGGCATGGCCTTGACGCTGCAAAACTTTGATGGCAACCCCCATGATCCAGTCTATGACGGCGTCATGGTTAATTCGGTGAACCCACCCTACGCCAAGGCGGATCCATTGAATGATGACTGGCGGCGCATCCCTGGTGATAGCACCCTGGAGGTAGACAAGGGCATCGTCTGGAATGTGGGAGCCGGGTGGACGGTGACAGCTGGCGAGGCTATCGAGGTGGAGGCCGGGGATGACATCACCATCGTCAGCGCCCAGGTGCTAACCATTGAAGGGGATGGCGGCAAGATCGTCATCGACGCTAGCGGCAATATCACCCTCACCTGCACCGGTAAGGTAAAGATCGGCAGCAAAGAGGTAGCTGTCGTCGGCGCAGTCGATAGCGCTGGCCATCCGCTGGTCTCTAGCGGTCAATAGGGTCGTAGGTGAGGGCTCCATCGGTAATTTCGTAGCTGTAGCGCTCTCCATCGCCCATAAATTCACCAGAAGCCTTGCCGCCAGACACCTGAACACCCTCCACCTGCACAGGGCCAGGAAAGTTGGCGGCAATGATCATCTGGGCGACGCTGCGCAGCTGGGCCCGGGTCGGATTGGCGGGTAGTTTGGCGCGAAAGTCGATGGGCTGGCCGATGGGGATAAGCATGGGTCACCATAATGCTGGATCCAGGATGCCCAGGGCACACTATAACCATGACTGCAATCCTCAGAGACCTTGCCTACCCGTTACGGATCGTTGATGGTGGCCTAGCGACGGCGACTGATGCTGATCTGGTGCGAGACAGCATCTTGTCTGTGTTGGAAACCAGGCCATTTGAGCGTATCATGCGCCCCCAGTATGGCACCAGCAACCTTGCCTTTGAGGCCCATCCTAACCCTAGCGTAGTGGCGGAGCGGATCCGGCAAGCGCTGGAGCTACAGATCACAGACGCTACCTTCGAGGTGCTGGGCCAGGTTAATGAAGATGGCAGCTACCTGCTGACGATCAACTGGCAGCTAGCTAGCCTGCCCCAGCCTGCTATCCAATATCGACTGGTGATCTAATGGCAACACAGATAACACCCCTGGTCATCCCTAGCCTGGATCCAAGGACGGAGGCGACGCTAGTCGAGTATGCCTTGGATCGAGTATTTGTGGCTAGTGGTGGGGCGATCAATAGCTTTGCGCCTAGTTCGCCAGCCCGGGCCTTGATCGAAGGGCAGGCCTTTGCTGGCGCTGAGCTATTGTACTACCTGAACCAATTGCCAGAGGCGATGGCTATTGCCTACCTACAAATTGCAGGCATCCAGCAGATCCTAGGCACCAGCGCCTCGGTTACCCTTACCTTTACCCTGACCGCTGTCCTTAGCACCAGCTATACGGTGCCAGCGGGCTATGAAGTATCGACTACCGGAGGCCTTTCCTTTACCACCAACGCCAGCTTGGTGATCAGCCCTGGCAACATCGCAGGCACCGTGGCGGCAACAGCGACAGCGGTGGGTAGTACTTACAATGTGGGCGCCTATACGATCACCCGGCTTAGCCAGCCCCTATCATTCCTTGGTTCTGTCACCAATACTGAAGCGGCAACCGGTGGCACCGATGGCGAGACGGTGGACCAAACCAAGGCTCGGGCCTTTGCCGCAATTCGTCGGCGTGGCCTGGTCAGTGCGGACGACTACCAGGAAGAAACCCGGGCCCTACTGGGTAATGGATCGGTCGCCAAGGCCATCGGCAACCTGGCCGCTGACAAAGTAACCACCAGGGCTGGAAGTGTTCATGTATTTTGCTTGAACCCTGGCGGTGAACTGCTCAGTACCGCCCAGCTGGCCGACGTCCAAGCCGCACTAGCCGCCAAGAGCCATGTCACCATTGCGGTCTATGCGTCGAATGTGGATGTGCAGGATGTGACGGTACGGGTGGTAGCGAAGCTGCCCAGCGGCCAAAACCCAGAGACGCTAGCGGATGACATTCATGCCAGGCTTGATGCCTACCTAACGCCTGGCAACCTGGAGCTAGGAGAAACCATCCTGGTGAAGGAACTTGAATACCTGGTGCGGTTGTCTGGCGTGGAATCGGTGCAGTCAGTGATTATGGGCATTGTGGGCCAAAGCCAGCTAGCCACTAACCTAGCTTTACCCTATCGGTATTCAGCTGGCAGCCTAATTGACCTGGTGGTGGAGCTAGTCGATGGCGCTAACCTGTTCAGCTATAGCTACGGCCAGGGGGATCCGGACTAATGGGCTGGGCGACTAACCGACCGATCTATGGACGACTGCCAGAGGAGTCGCAGCAGTACCAAGGCAATGATGCTGCCGACTGGCTGACGTTGCCCTGGGATGAACTGCTAGCCAATAGCCGAGGGCTGGCACAGAACTTTTACGCCACCCACCTGAACCCAGCCACGGCTAATGCGGCTAACCTGGACTGGCTAGCCCAGCTATCGGGCTATACCGGCGCCTACTGGGATACGGAGTGGCCAGTATCGGTGAAGCGCACGTTGATCACTGAAGCCTTTAGCCGAGTGTGGCCGGAGAAGGGCTCCAGGGCCTTGCTAGAGTGGATCATCGCCCTATTTGGGCTAGAGATGCGGGTTTATGTTCTAGGCGACTTCCTGGCTGGCTATAGCGCCGCTGGCGATACCCTAGGCAGTGATAGCGGGTTTGAATATTTCCTAAGGGTGAAGCTAATCTATGCCCGCAATGGATCCCAGTGGGCATTATTAGAACGGCTGAACCAGCTTTATAGCCCGGTCTATGTCACCAGCCAGGTTTGCTACCAACAATTCTACGCAGGCTTTTCGGTTGCCGGGGATCCGGTCTTTGACACGCCAATTTTTAGCTAGGGCACCCTATAGGCATGACGATCATCCAGGCTACTTTGCGCAATTCTGGCGGTGATACCCTCACCGCTAAGCTACGGGTGACCCTCGATAGCCCGATCAACGTGACTAGCACCAACCCCCATACCACCTATACTGAGCAGCCCAAAACCTTCACCATCACCAGCGGGGCGCTTAGCATCACCATTCCAGAGTCAGCCACCAGTAATACTACCTATCGCTTTGAGCTATTTACTGAGACAACGACATTCAACTATTTCTTCTTGAACGGCGAACCCTATGATGGGCCGGTTCATCTGCACACCGACAACAAATATTACACCGGCGAGTTGCATAGCAGCGACTCGGAGGAGCTAACCCGCAATTCGACGATCACCGAGGAGACGATCAGCGACTTTCGGGCCATCGTGCCCAATGTCAATACCGTCAACTGGAGTGAATTGGTGCCGACTGGCCTAACAACCGATGTACTAGATACAGCAGTACGCAGGGTGGCGGCCTTGCTGGCCAGTGATAGCACCTATGCCGCTGCATTGCGGGGCGGGCCAGTCTGGCAAGGTAACTGGGCGGCTGGCACCACCTATCAATACAATGACGCGGTCTTTTATACCGTCGATAGTCGCAGCTATGTCTATATCAACGCTAACCCGAGCGCAGGCAACCTGCCGACTGATGCAACATTCTGGCAACGTATCGCCTAAGGAGAACTATGGCTAAGACTACTTTTGCAAATGGGACGGTTGTTACCTCTGCCTTCCTAAATGCCATCAACAACCCGGTTTTTGTCGATACGCCTGACGATGATGGCGAGATCGCTAAGATCACCAATGCCGACCTCAGTACCACCGCTGGCCAGATATTGCCAGAGTGGCAGGCTTTTAGGGATGAGTTGAAGGTGACGGCTGGCACTGGCCTCAATGCCGACTATGCCGCTGGCGTCGTTACGCTAGCGACTGGCGCACGGCAAGCCATTGCGGCGGGCAGCGTTGGCCTCACAGCTAGTACAACCAACTGGGTATTTGTCAATGATAGTGGCGCTGTTGCGGCTAGTACCAGTGTGCCATTGATAGGTGTCGTCCTGGCCAGCGTGGTGACCACATCGACGGTCGTTAGTGCCGTAATCGACCGGAGGCCACGATTCGAGGTAAAGCCTATTCAGGAGTCGATTAAACTAATCGGCGGCAATGGTGGCGATGGTAGCTTTGCCACTGGTGTGGTGTCTGGCACTAACCCAAGCGGGTTGACCAATATTACCTTAGATCGAGAGGTGTACTACTTTAGTAGCTTCACCGTCAATAGTGGCCACACTGTTACCCTAAGTAGTGGCCTAACCCGCATCTATTGCTCAGGTGCGGTGACTATCAATGGAACGCTCACCGGATCTGTATTTCTCAGGGGTGGCCCTAATAATGGCGAAGGAGGCTTTCTTGGCAGCGGCGATGGTTACCGAGATGACTTGACAGGGCTAGGAATCGGCGCCAATCGAGGCCAGGTTTATTCGTGGGAGGCTCAGCCCTATGGCAGCTCTGGCGGTGGGCCTAACTTCAACCTTCAAGGCACTTCACAAAGCGTTACTATTACCGGCGGGGCTGGCGGGGCTGGCGGGGCTGGGTTGTTTATCGAGGCGTCTGGACCCATCGCCATCGGCGCTGCTGGCATTATCAATGCCAATGGGGGCAATGCGGCAATAGGAACCATTAACAATGCCTGGCTTCGCATCGGGCCTGGCGCTGGCGGCAGTGGCGGCATCGTCCACCTATCCTCATTAATTTCTATCTCCAATGCAGGCGTCATCAATGTCAGGGGCGGGGATGGGGCGGCTGGCCAGCGTGGTGCTAGCGTGACGGCGGGTGTACTAGGGGGCAGGGCCGGGGGCGGCGGATGGGCCGTTTTCATTGCGCCAACTATCACGCCAGGCACCGTCAATGGAAGCGCAGGATCCAATGGGGCGACTGTAGGCGGCGCTGATCCGTACCCAGGCTCCAGCGGCGCGTCTTTTGCTGGCCGGGGTGGCAACGCTAGGACGCCATTCGATGCAGCGGAGAGTGGCCAGATCGTGACCCGTACTATCAAACCGGTGGCTTAACTATGTACTATTGGATCGCTGGCAATGAGATCGCTGGCACTAGCAATGATGCGTCTGTCACACCCCCAACTGGCTGCACCTTAGTCGAAGGACCCGACGCTAACCGCGATGATCTTTACTACGACGGCACTGCCGTCCAGCTAAAGCCGGAACGCCCCAGCGATACGGCCTACTGGGACAGCGCTACCAACACCTGGCAGGAGCCACCCCCGCCCCCACCCCCGCCGGTGATGCCCAACTGGGGCGCTATGGCCGATAGCCTGGTGGCTGACATCGACATCCTAGCTATCCTGGCCACTAACCCACTATTCCCCGCCCTGGTAGGCCGACTGCAAACTTTGCGCAATGGTGGCGCCATGGGTGATCCTGAGCCCTTGATAGCGCTATGGAACCACCAGGCCTATAGCTTGAGCGAAGAGCAGATCGACGACCTGAACCAGCTAGCCATTGATAATGACATCCCCCTGGTGGTTAGCGAAGATGGCACCATAGCGGCTACCATTTCACCTTAGCGGCCCACCAGGCAGGCGACAGCGGGCCTCTGGCAATGTTCTGGCGATGCCTGGCATACCAGGCTAGGCGACGGGCCTTCCATGCCGCTGACTCGCCCTTTTTCTTGGGTGAACCCTTAGCGCCCTGGGCCCCAAAGCGCACTAGCCGGATCACGCCATCATGGCGGACCAGTACAGCATGGCTATGGGTAGGATGGTTGGGTGTACGTTTTGGCGTGTTGTAGTCATCGAACCGTTCGCCATGCCATTCAACCATCTGCCTAGCTCCATCACTGGCCTTAGGATGCCCGGTAGCGCCATGGTAAGACTTCCTCAAGGCTCTTGCTATGGCACAGTCGCTCGAGGCCAGCGTAGTACGCTAGGGCTAGGAGGGTTGTTGCTATGGCGCATTATCAACTGTGCTACGGGCGGGTATCGACAGAAGAGCAAAGCCTGACACTGCAGATCCAACAATTCCAGCAGCAGCTCGAGTTTGACGAGCTATTTACTGAGAATGTGTCAGGGCGCCGTCGGGACCGGCCCGAGTTCCTACGCATGGTGGACAGGGCCTTAGAACTACGCCAGCAACGGCACCAGGTAACCGTCTGGGTGGTGGAATGGACCCGTTGGGCAAGAGATACCGTCTGGGCGATGGAAAGCCTTGCCCAGCTAGAGGCCGCTGGCGCCATCGTCAAGGAACTAACCACCGGCCAGGAGATTACGCTCCAGACCGCGTCAGGACTGCTTACGACCGGCGTAAAGTCGTTGATGGCCCACTACTACTCAGTAGAGCTATCAGAGCGCCTACAGCGGGCTACGGTGCAAATGCGGCGCCAGGGTAGGCCGATGGGTGGCCCGGCGCCCTTTGGCTACCAACGATCCCCAGACGGTAGCCGCTATGAGCCCGGGCCAGACTGGGCGAAGGCCAGAGAAGCGATAGAGTTCTACCTAGAGCATGGCAATTTGACCAAGCTACTGAACCACATGGGAGAACGCCATGGGCTTTATAAGACCCGAGGCGGATGGCGGGCCTGGCTGCGTAGCGCTGCGCTGCGTGGCCACTTGCACTACGCTAGGACAGGCGAATGGCGCTATAACACCCACCAAGCATTGATCAGCGAGGAAGAGTATCAGCGCATCGACTACCTGATTGGCTTAAACCGTCAGCTACGTGGCAACAACCAGGGGCGGGTGTACCCGGTGCCGCCGATTGTTTCCTGTGTCTGTGGCACCCGTTGCCGTACCTTTGTTGGGCGCAGCCATCGGTATTTCACCTGTGCTGTTAGGACCGACTTTCCTGAGCGCGATTGCCCCCATACCCGCGCTTGTCGCCAGGACATGATCGAAGCCGCTATCCAGGAGGCATTGATCGACCATGCTGAGGCCATCGCCTATGGCCTGGAGTCCGACACAGCCTTTGACCCTACCATTGCTGCCCTAGAGCAAGAATTAGCCGCCCTGAGGCCCCTAGCGCACCGCTCCGCCATTGCTGAAGAGATGGCCGCTATCGAGGCAGAGATCTTGGCCAGGCGTAGCAGCCAGGGTCAGGTGCTAGCCAGCAGCCAGCGGCTACAGCAACAGGCCATTGATGCAGCCACGATGGACTGGAGCGCCTTGGAAGCGCCCGAGCGCCGACAGCTCTATGCTGAGCTGGTAGATCGGGTGATCATTCAAGGCAATGAGGTGGTAGAAGTGCGCTTTAACCGGTAAGAAAAAACCCCCAGCAATGCCGGGGGCGAGGGAGAACCACAGAGGAGAAACTTATCAGACGTACTGCAGCCGTACCGACAGGGTGACGCCAGCCAGGGCCGTCAGGGTGCCAGCAAAGTCTACCGATAGCCGCTCACCAGCGGCCAGGGTGCGGGTTGCTTCGGCGGTGACTAAAGCGCCGGTCTGCAGCACATTGATAGTGCCTTTGCAGTTAAACCCAGCATTGGTGTTATTGGTCAGTAGGTTGGTGCCAGCACCAGGGGCATCAGTGCCCGTATCTTTGGTTACCTGCACATTGACTGCACCTTCATCGGTGCCAGCCGTGGCATGGATATAGCTGATTCCCACTACCTTACAAGGTAGCTGGGCAATAAAGAATGCTTGATCAACGCAGAGGGCATTGGTGGCAAGCGATAGGTCTACTTCAAAGTACGCCTGCTCTAGGCTGGCGACGATACGCTGTTGGGCCATTATTCAAGAATCTCCTCGATTCGACGGGTCAGGATTTCACGCAACGTTTTGCGGGTTTCGGCGTCAAACCAGGCCCGCAGGACAACCACATCATCACAGCCATTGACAATGTCTTCTGCCTTTTCTACCGAGATGCCAGACAAGTTAGCCGGGTAGGTAGGCTTGCCTGGGGCCGGGGCTAGCTCTGGCGCTTCCTGCTCTGGCTGGATCACCTCGATGGCTCCCCATGCTTCATAGCGAGGGTAGTCGTCATGGCTGATCAGCCGTTCTAGTTCATCGTCAGTTAGGTAGTTTTTGGCCCCAGCCTTTAGGCATAGCGAGTCAAAGAATACTTCACTCGCTACACCCTTGGGCGGAAAACAAGCCGTTGGTTTGTAAACAACGCAGGTTGTCATGTCAGTCACCAGGAATTATCTAAACAGCCTTAGGAACGTCGATATAGCGGAAGCCAGGGATCTGATGGAACATCACTGGTGTCACGCAGGAGTAGAACGGAAATACTTTCCGCCCATTCTTGACGCTCACATAGTCCATGGGCATCATCGCGGTTGGCTCAACCATACGGCTAGCCATATCCCGGCTGATGGTGAACAGCGTGATCCGATCCTTATTGACACCACCGGCCTGAACGCCATTGACCTCCAGCAGGCTGCTATTGCTCCATTTGTCCTTATGGATCTTGAAGGGGGTTCCTTCGCTGGATAGCATCTGCTCGATGAAGTCCTTGACCGTCACCTGGGTGTCACCAAGCCGTTTTGATAGCCGGTAGTACAGCTTAGTACTAACGGTGGCATGGGTGGGCGTCATGACGTTGTTGCTGCCGGTATCAAACAGTTCCACCTGGGTTAGGAAGAACTGGTACATATCGTCAGGGGTGGTATTGGCGTTGTGGAAGTCGAAGGTGCTATTAACCAGGGTGACCGACGCATTATTCAAAAAGCCAGTAATGCCTAGCCGAGATTCGCCATAGGCGGCAATCTTGTTACGACGCTCTGCAATAGAACGGGTAACGGTTGACTCCCGCTGGGCATTCATCTGGGTCAGGTTGCCTGCAAAGGTCATGGCCCGTTCTTGTTGGAACGTCCAGGACATAGCAGATCCGACCATCAGCACCTTATAGCGATCTTCGCTTAGGTTGAGGTCAACGATAGGAAAGTCGAAGGTGCCATCGCCAACAACCTGGGCATCGCCCACCTTGTCGAGCACTTCGGCTACGATCTCTTGCGCACCAGCTTGCAGGTTTACATCAGAGGCAACCCGCAGCCCCGCATCATAAGGAAGATCCTCATAACGCTTGGTGATCATGTCAGGCAAGCGTTGTTGAAGATAGCGATATAGCTGAGTTCCGCCAGTTGCCATTGAAAAACCTCCTAGGCCAAGTTAATAGAGAGAGGAACGATGTCATTCTGACCGCCATAGCCTAGCCAACGAGCGTTGGTAATTTGGATGGCGTTGGTGCTGTCACTGCGGAAGGTGCCCACCAGCACACCGCTGGAGGCGGTATGGACGGCATAGACAGCGTCGCCAGGCTTGACGGTATCGGTATCACTTACCCTGACGCCGATGACACCCCGCACCAGGTAGGACACAGGATAGTCAACGGGCCAGCCCATCACGCCAGAGACGACAGAGACCGCCTCATCGGTGCCGGGGGTGCCGGTTACCTTTTGAATGGCGTCAGTCGAAACGGCGATGCCGACGATGATAGAGTTGCCATCGACCAGGTTGACCAGGTCGATCCGGTCGCTGCTGGCCCCGGTGGTAGCTGCACCCTTGGCAACAGCTCGGCCAAAGGGAATGATGGCACTTGCTTCGGCGTTGTAGCCGGTACGGATGATCGTATCCTCGGTATAGACGATCTGCCCTTCGTAGATTAGATCGCCATCAGTGATGTTGGCATAGTTGAGAATCGGCATTATTCGAGCCCCCCGGCAGTGTTAAACGATTTTTGCAGAGCTTGGCGGGCGGACTGTAACTGTTCCTCGAAGGACAGATCATCGCCATAGCCCGGATCTTTGTCATCAGTGGCAATTTCCTCGAAGTCCACCTGGGGCGGCATGGACTTAACCATTTCTTTGAACCAGGCCAGTTGGGCGCCATTCAGGCTGGCCATGAAGTCCACCGCGTCCATTTCGTGGGACTCTTCGCCGAAGTCCACCGAGACGGGGCTAGTCATGGCCGGAGTGAACCGGTCCCGGTAGGCTTCACAGAACGAGACCAGAGACTCGATCCGGGCGGCCCTAACTTCTTGCTGTAGGGCTTCTCGCTCGGCCCGAAGCAGCTCTAATTCGTCGCGTTCAGCATCAGACATGGTGTCACCTTCAGAGATCGGTAGGGGTTCTTCGTAGTTGTAATAGGCTTTGTTCTTATTGTGCCCAGCCCCAAAATTCATCTTGGATCCATGCACCTTGGCCATCATGAACTGCATATTTTTCTTCATCGCGCAGCCATCGACGCAGCCACAGCCTGGATACTTTTTGCACCGACCGCCATATTCATAGTCTTCGGACTCGTAGTCGTCCTCGTCCTCAGGCTCTTCTACTTCGCCATAGCCTGCCACCTTGGCTGCTACGTCGAGGACAGTCCTAGCCGCCGCTACGATGGTGTCATAGTCTTCGGCGACATCAGGGACGCTGCCCTTCATCTGCTGGGCAACGCTGAGGATCAGCTGCACCGCCTCACCTTCAGGGCTATCAGGGATGTAGCCTTCCTCTGGGTCCGACTGCATCTGGCTGGCCAGCTCCATGATGGTGGTGGCTGCACTTTCTAGGCTGTTTTCGCCTAGGTCGAAGGCGACCGAGACGGCATCATCAGCGGGCTGGCTAAATTCGTTCAAGTCGAGTACCCAATTGTCGAGGTCATCGGTCAGTTCAGACAGGGCCAGCGGCGATAGGCCCTTGATGGCAGGCGGTGAAGCACCTAGGCCAGCAATGTGGCGTAGGCTCCAGCGGCCAGGGGTAGGGTTAGCTGGGGCGGTGGGTGGGTACAGGCTGGGGGAAATGCCTAGCAGCCGTCCATCCCGGTTCCATTGCACAAATTGAGGCGATACCTTATCAAAGACAGCTCGTACCCGGTCCCCAACTCGCTTTAGGGCCACCGGAAAGCCATAGGCTAGCTCCGACTCGGCCAGGCTAGCATCGTCCTGGCCGCCAGTATTGTGGGAGACGATCAGGGGTGCCTTGAAGTTGGTCGGGTTGTAGGACTCGACCACCTGATCCAATAGTTCATCGTTCAGGTCTACTTCGGTGCCGTTGGAGCTGACCGCCTGGCCCTTGCGAAGGATTTCAATTTCTACCATGGCTGAGGGTTGGGTAACTGTCTTAAGTGTGCCCAGCCATGGATCCAGCTATGGCTTGCCAATGTGATCGCCGACGATGCTGCCAATTTCCTCCACATTGGCCCGGCTGATGCCTAGCATTGGCCTAGCTGGAATGCCTGGATGGTTTACCTGCCTAGCGAAGGCAGGGCCGCCAGCGGTCATGAAGGCCAGCATCCTGGCATTTTTAGGAACAATGGTATAGGGCCGGGTGCCGAACTGATGCCAGCGGGCTTTCTTGTCAGCAAAGCCGATGATCACCTCAGTGCCAGTCGCTTCATAGGCCAGCGAGTCACGCATCTGGCCAGTCTCGTTCAATATTTTGCGGTTACGCTTGGCCGCCCAGGTATTAGGCGATAGGTCACGCCATGGCGTACCATCCGGGGCCTGTTGTCGCTGGAAGCGTTGGTCTGTATCCCGCTCCATGTAGGCCCCAATGTCGTCATACAAGGGCCTCATGTTGTTTAGCCGACGCGCCGCTCGGGCCAGCATCGCCTGCACCTGGCTGTCATCGGCACTAACCTGAAACTGACTCATGGTGGATCCGTCATGCTGGATCCAGGGTGCCCAGGGTGATGGATCCATGGGTGGGCACACTAGGGATAGCGCTAAAGAACCCCCATGAAGCTACCCAAGAACCCGACACCAGAGCAGATTAAGGCTATTGTTCAGCTGATCATCCGATCAACCTTCACTCGAGGTAGTCTATCTGTGGAGAGTGTCACCGTTACCGGTGGAGAGGCCCGAGGTACTTTCCTGGGTAATGGTGTACCATTCAGATACACCATTAAGCCAGGGTTGATCGACTATGCGCCAGTCAACCCTGGTGACCTGCCTGATGAAGATGGGGCAGACTTCATGGAGGATGCCTTGGACTTTGCTAGGCTAAAGCTGGCTGGCAATACCAAACAGGTGAAGGCTTGCAAGAAAGGCTATGCCTGTGGCTATACCTGCATCAGTCAGAACCGCAACTGTCGCAACCCATTGCAGGGGCAGTTCAAAACAGCTTCAGAATGGGTGGCCAAGCAAGAGGGGGTTAGCTCGGGGGGTGCACCTGCAAAAGGGAAAAGCTCTAAACCTCAGTCTAGTCGGGGGCTAAAGCCGACTGACACAGAGGATGAAGAAAAGCTGTCGATCACCGCCACATCTAAACCTGGCGATATTGCCGCATACAAAAAAGATCCATACTTCCAGGGTCTTGCGCTAAAAGCGGCCCACCAGTATGCAAAGAAGGATGGCAATGATCACTTTATATTTGAGAATCCTGACCTGATGACATCTATCTACAGAGTAGCGTCAAGTCAGGACAGAGCCAAGATAATGGACTTGGCCAGAAACAGCGCTAAGACCAAAAGGGGGGATAGAGGGCTCTACGCTACCGCGATTCGGGTTTCACCAGATGGATCGGTACACAGGACTAAAGTGTTCTTCAACCTATAGCCTGCAAGTCTGCCCGTGAGACCATCTCCTACATGAGAAAGAACATGGTCGAAGGGGAGCGTCGTTTTGTTTAGCCGACGCGCCGCCCGGGCCAGCATCGCCTGGACCTGGCTATCATCGGCACTGACCTGAAACTGACTCATCATGGATCCATAGCGCTGGATCTAGGTTGCCCAGGGTGATGGATCCATGGCTGGGCACACTAAAAGCGACGCCATTCTATTCGCTGCCATGCCTATCATCTACGACATGCAAGGTTATCCGCACTTTGTTGCAGACTTTGCGGAACGTAAGCCTGATGGGGCGAGGAAGACGGTACAAGCGGCTATGTTATTGGTGCGTAGCTTCTTCGATGAAGGCGAGCAACGGATGACCAGCATCGATGACATCGACATTGGCACCCCGGCCAATGGGTGGACCATTCGCTTTACTGGTGTCACTGGTGCGCAGCCACCCGAGGCCTATATTGCCACCTACCGCAATGGCGAAATTAGCTACAACGAAGACCCCAACAGACAAGCGGCGTCAATGTCTGAGCGGGTATGGTATGCGGTGGACTTTGCTAGGGGCAAAGGTGGATCCAAGGGTAGTGGAAAGACCAAGAATTGCACCAAAGGAAAGCTTTGTGGCGGTAGCTGCATCGCTAAGGGGCGGAATTGCATAGTAGGCGGTGGCAAGCTCAACCCTAGCCAGAAAAAAGCTGCCGATGCACTGAGCAAGGCAGATCCCGCTGACCTGAAGAAGCTTAAAGCTGGAGCGGGTGAAATCGCTAAGAAACGGGTTAGCCAGCTCACTAGCGAGATCGACGGCATCCTGTCGAGGACAGATACCTCTGCTAAGGAGTATGCCCAGGAAAAGGCCAGGATGGACGATTACATCGCTCGGATCAAGGGCGGTCCAGCGGATCGGCCCGTATCAGACCTGATTAGCCCGCAGGAGAAATGGGACTCACCCAAGGAAGCCATTGCTCACTATCAATCCTTGCAAAAGAGGATGGATCGAGACGCGAAGCAGCTCTATAAAGACGATCAAGCTGAAATCAAGCGGAAAGAGGCTGAAATCGCGTCATTACAGCGAGGTCCAGCTAAGTTCATCTATGAAGGGCGCAATGTAACTGTAAGCCAGCTACGGCAAGAGCGGGATCGGATCCAAAGGGGGCTGAAAGAGCTTGGGCCTGAGCGAGGCATAAACAGTGAAGCCAAGAAGATGATCAGAGACTATGATGCGGATCTGAATCGCATGAAGGGTAAGAAAGACGACGATACATTTACCGATTCTGACGGGTTTGAGTATCCCTCCGTCAAGTCTGCCCGTGAGACCATCTCCTACATGAGAAAGAATATGGTCGAAGGGGAGCGTCGCTCTGCTGATAGCCGCAACCAAGAACGGATCCGCAAGATCGCTCAACTGCGGACCTTCGATGACAACCTCAAGTCTATTCAGCAAGGGCGAGAGCCTAACTTCGATAGCCTCAGAGATAGCTACTAACCATCCCTCCGCCTGATCATCCCCATCACTCGTTCCCTTAGCCCTGGGTGCATCCGGCTGACGGTGTCTTGGATGGCCCTGGCCCGGTCCTGGGTGCTACCTGGGGCAAAGTTAAACCCAGGCTCAATCACTGGCACCGTCCTATCGCCTACCTTGACGACTGGGGCGGTGAACTGCTGGCCAGTACGCTTGTCCTTGACAGTCATGGTCGGCAATGGATCCGATAGGCTTATCCCTTCCTGGCGTAGCTGACGTTCATTTAGGCTAAAGGTGCGGCACCGACAGCCGAACCCATTGGGCGGGTGCAACGTATTCCAGATCGGATCATCTGCTCTGGCTACAAAGCCATCTAGCGCGACATGGTGCGGCCTGGGGGTGATAGGGTCATCATGGCGGTAGACCAGGTAAGGACGGCGTAGGACCGTTTCGGGGTCATGCTGCTGCTGGTAGCGCCCCGCCCCATAGGCATTGCGCATATTTTGCAGCAAGATCAGGCGCATCCGCCAGTCATTGAGTGGGCTAAAGCCACGCTTGACAAAGGTTTCTGCAAATTGTTGCTTAAAGTCGCGGTATAGCTGCCCATCGTCTACCGCCTTGGTTACCAGGTCCAGTGCTTCCTGCAATAGCTGACCATGGGTCACCCCGGCGATGGTAAAAGCCCAGTCCTGGGCACCATCGACCAGCGTATCCCATCGCTCTGTCGGGATCGGTAGCTTGGCTTTCAGCCAGTCCAGGGCCTTGCGAAAGGGTAGCCGTCGATAGGTCGGTTTAGACATCCCGCTCACCCTCTTCGATCACCTCGTACCGGCCAGCGGCCTCAGCAGCGGCCATGCTAGCCCCCAGGATCTCGGCAAACTGGCTAGTATCCGCCTGCAGTTGTAGTAAGCGTTGCTCTAACTCCTCGAAGCTATTGGACTGATCCACCGCTTCATTGATCAACCGACTCCAGTCGGCTAGGATGGGCTGCATTTCGACGATGGCTTGATCGGCATAGTCATCGGATGAGTCGCGCCTATCGTCGGGTTCAGCTAAGTCCTCTGGCGCCTCTTCGTCAGTCGCCTCCTGGCTGGCCTCTTCCACCTGCTGGGCCTGCTCTGGCGTTGGGGGTGCTTCTGCCTCTGGGGCTGGCGTAGGCTCAGTCGGGGCTGGCGCCTCACCACCACCGAACAAGGCATCTAGCTGGGATTCAGCGGTAGGGCCTTCTGGCTTTTCGTCCTGCAGTTCGACGCCATAGGTCTTGATCACATAGTCGCGGGTGACCACAAAACCCATATCGTAGAGCGTCCTATCCCGCTGCACCCTGGCATTGAGGTCTTCCTGTACCTCCAGCTCGGGGAACTTCCACCATAGCCGGGGCACCGCTGCATCAGGCCCGGCATTAAGGCGAATAATCCACTTGATCAAGCTATTGGTGATCGCCCCGGCCAGTAGGTCGGCATCGGCCTTGGTGCGCTTCAGGCTAACGCTAGCGGCCACCTCATCCCTGGCCCGGCTGCCGCCCCCCGTCGATTGGTCGGTGGTGCCTGTCTGGCCTAGTACGGCCTTGCTAATCTGCGCATCACACCAATTGGCAAGCTTTTCATAGCTATCGGCGGAACTACTGCGAGAGGCCTCTAGCAGGTCCAGCTCATAGCCTTCGGGCAAGCCAACGCCGGTCTCTGAGGCAATGCTCTGGATGGCAGTCATCACCGCATCTTTTTCAGCATCACTGGCCCCAACCGGGAACTTAGCGATGGTGGTGGGCGAGGCAAACTTTTCGACAAAGACTAGCCAGAATTTGATGTCCTGGCGCTTAAAAAATACTGGCCAGAATAGGCGATGGCCTAGCCCCCTACCATAGGGGCCATAGTGCAGCTGGTGGTGGTGAAAGATAAACTTACGAGGCGGGATCGGTTCACCAATGGCCATATTGGTGCGGGTGCGTAGGCGTGGCACCCAGCCGTCTTCGGTCAGGGTGAAGCCAAAGCGTCGCGGGTGCCGGGTGCGCAGGTCTTGGGGGTAGATCTCCTTGCCCCCATCCCACATAATTTCAGCCATTGAGACGCCATACATCAGGCTATCGAGCAAGCCATGGCAGGCCTGGTCAAAGCCAGTGCCAGTGCTGATGATCGCCTGGTCCTTCTCTGCATCTGGCGTGGTGGTGGCCAGGTTGCGCAGCATGGCCTCTACCATCTGGGCATTGCGCTTGTCCTTGGCGCTCTGGCTAGCAGGTTCGATCATCCATTCCCGTTGCACCACATCCAGCTTTCTGGACTCAAGGACAGCAAATACATGGGCATCGCGCTCTAGTTCTTCGTAGATCTTAAGCTCGTAGTAGAACCGATTGGCCGCCTGGTAGGCCCGGCTCGACTCATCTCTGATAACATCGTCAAACTCACCTGGATCCAGAATATTGGACCGGCCATAGGCGAATAGGTACGGATCATCAACGAACCGGACCAGGTTGGAGGTTAGATAGTTTTTGCGAAGGGCCATGGTGGTTCCATAGTGCTATCCCTAGGGTGCCCTAGTACCCTAGCTTGGGGCTGGCCACCCGCTTCGACTTGGCGGTGCGGTACTCAAACGGCGTGGATCGGTTCTGGATTAATGGATCCAAAGCATAGCGCAATGAGTCCCATAGGTGCTGGTGCTTGTCAATGATGATGGGTAGTACATCCTGGGTATGGGGGTCCACCTTGCGCTTATAGTTCATCGCCTCAAATTTAAGGTTTTTGCAGCGTGGGTGAATGATGATCTTGTCGAAGCTGCGTAGGTATTCGATGCCGTCTTTGATGCTATTGGGCCATTTGTCAGCCGCTATCAGGCCAGCGATGCCCTTGCCCCGGACATGCTTGATGGTCTCCGGTCTGGAGTTGTCAGCCCGCACTGGATAGGTAGCAATGCCTGGAACGTCAACCTTCCAGATGGTAGCAATTTCATCCAGCGCCAGGTCATAGGCATAGCTTTCGCGTTCAATATAAAGCTGGCGTTCATGGATCCAACACTTGATCGCCGCTGTTGGATCTGGCCCAAACCCCCAGTCAGCGCCAAAGTGTGGCCCCTGCCAGTCATCGCCAGGCTCAAATTCATCCACCACCCACTTGCCATGGAATACCTGGGCCTTGCTGAACCGGATCGGGTTGCCTTCCCATATGTTGTCATAACGGTCTGGGTCGGTGCGCAGCATCCGCTGGCGCTCATCCTCTAGCTCTGGGGTGAAGTAAGGGTTCTGGTCCCAGTTCACCCGACAAACATAGTCGCTGGCCTCAGCATTGACGACAAAGCGTTGGTAGATAGTATCTGACTCCTGCTCTGGGTTGAAGGTTACCCAGATCTCAGAGCCCGAAGCCCGTACCGTTGGCGTTAGGATGTCCCAAGACTCCTGGCTGATGGTCTGGGCCTCCTCCACCCAGACATGGGTAATACCTGCAATGGACTTGAGGGATCGCACATTATGGCGTAGGCCCTTAAAGAAAAATTGAGTACCCCGGGGGCCCCGGATCTCGCTATCTAGGATGCGGTAACAGTCCTGCAAGCCAAGCGCCTCGATGCGATCACACAATAGCTGATGCACCGACTCAGCCAAGCTATTCTGAAATTCCCTAGCGCATAGCACCCGACACTTACGCCGGGCCCCTTCGATCAGCAACGCATCAGCCGCAGCGGTGGACTTACCCGAGCCACGGCCACCCCATAGGCATTTATACCGGCGTGGCTCTAGCAATGGCTGGGCCCAGGGCAGCAGGTTCCTGGCTAGCTTGTCGAGGTCCACCGAGTCGGTCGGCACCGCAGCATAGCTAGCGACTAACCATTTCTTCCATTCTGCTCTTAGCTCTAGTGCGCCGAGGGTGGCCATTGGCAGGAAACCCGGCCTAGGCCGGGTAGGGACTGACAACATTCTCAGCATTCCCCAGGCTGGGTGGGCTGGGCATTCTATAGCCATGACCCGCAAACTTTGCCTACACCCAGTCGATGGCCAACACCCCTACTGGGTGCTGGATGGTTCCTGGCCGCCCCCCGCTGGACTGTGGAGTATTGGCCGGGATCCACAATGCGATATTCACATTATAGACTCACGACTCTCGAAGCGACACGCCGAACTACGGGCCACCGATGTTACCCAGGCGGGGGAACGGGTGTGGCTGTGGGAGCTGAAGGATGGATTTAGCACCAATGGCACCTATATCAATAGCAGGGCCCTAAAGCCTGGCCTATGGCTAGACCTGATGGAGCATGATGTGCTCTGGCTAGGCGGGCTGATCTACCGGGTATCCCACGATGATGACGACACTAGCGGGACAAAGCTAATGACTGAGCCAGTCAAGCAGGACCATGGCCATGACCACCACACTGAAATAACCGGCGATGCGCCCCGGGGTGCCCGGCCATGGTGGGCGGAATGGGTGGAGGCCGTCTGGGCCTGGTGGACAAAGCAAGGCCTATTTGTGCAATGGATCATGCTGGTCACCAGTGGCGGGCTAGCGGCCTTGCTGCTGTGGGTGTGGAAGCTATAGGCAAACAAAAACCCCAGCCATGGGGCCGGGGTCTGCGGGGGTGGTGGGTGGAGGGAAGTTATATTGCCCAGACGTACCACCCTTTTCCGTCACACCAGTTGGTACCGTGACCAACTAACGTTTTTTATTGTCAAATATTTCGCAATCAAGGGAACCCAATTCCCCACGGACGACGGCAGTACCCTCAAAATTTGAGGGTAGGGGCTTAAGACCCCTGAGGGTTCCAGCAATATGGAGTTCCCGGTTCTGAGTGCTAGTGATTTTCATAGCTTTGTCCTCTCTGTAAGTGGTTCAACAATTCCACTATACCCCCACCATATCGGCTTGTCAATATACCCCTAGCCTTTCCGCTGGCCATGCTGTATAGTAGGGGTAAATTGGAGAACCCCTATGCCAGACATCATCTACCCCAACCTACGCCCCCGCAAGGCCTTCTGGGGCCACCGTAAAAAAGAAAGAAGCCTAGGCATGACTGACGAGGCCTGGGAAGGCCTGGATCAGGTTGCCAAGGAACTCGGCCTGAGCCGCTCCGAGGTGGTGCAACAGATCGGGCTACGCCTGCTCACGGTAGTGGCCCCAGCTTCGCCAAAATGCGCTGTAGCGCCTGGGCCTGCTGTGCCGTCAGGGCTGGCCAGTGCTGTTCTAGCAGGGACACCGCCTCAGCTAGCTGGCGACGGATCAGCGATGCTTGTCGAGTAGTTCCCATCGCTGTCTTAGGCAGGTGCGGTATACTCGGTTATAGCGCCGCTCTAGGATAATGATGCGGGTGCGCTGCCACAGCCAGGCAAATAAGGCACCCTGCAGGAATATGGCGGCATACAGCAGCCAGGTAAGTTCGATCCGCATAATGCAGCCCCCAAGTTCTAGCCTCAGAGTGCCCACATGCGTGGGAGTGGTTCGGCCAGGGGATGCAGGCCCCACAATGGTGGGAGTCAACTAAACGCTGCCAGCACCGCCGATTCCACCTGGTCTGGTGTGACTTGCAGGTACAACTGCAGGCTGGCTAGGCTCTTGTGGCCGCTGATCTGTTGGATCACCCGCAGGGGGACGCCGGCATTGCTCAACTTGGTCAGGGCGGTGCGCCTGAAGCTATGGGTGGTGATGCCCAGCCCGCAGAGGCCTGCTAGGGTAAGGCAGTCTTGGATCACCTGGCTGGCGCTGGCGGGGTGCAGGTGGCCCCGGCCATGACGGCCAGGGAATAGGTACTCGCCCTGGGGTGGACCGTATTGTTGCAGCAACAGCATTAGGCTAGGATGCACCGGAATGGACCGGCTGGCTAGCTTGCCCTTGGTCTTCGCTTTGGGTAGTACAAGCATCCCTCCTTTTATATCACTCGGACTGAGGGCCACCGCTTCGGCTACTCGCAGGCCACAAAATAACATGCACCCGATCAAGGCCCGGTCCCGAGGACTGGAGCAATGGTATAGGAGTGTGTCTATCTCATCTTGGGTTAATACTTTGGCTTGTCCCGCCATGGGTGATCGTCCTTTGTAAGTGTGCCAGTTCAAAACCATTCTACCTTAACTAATTTGTATTTTATAAGGTAAAAATAACGAATTTACGCCATCCTAGCCGCTGGTAGTGGCTTTGAGCCCGTAAGACAGCGTGAGACAGGCTGAAACCCTTGAAACCTCGTTACAGTGTCTCACATTGGGAATGGTGAGAACGAAAACCGGCTTAGCTTGGCTTGCTCAACTGGCACATAGGTTGGTTGGCACAGTCAACTGGCACAAGTTACGGCAAAGTGGATCCATTCTTGCGATAACCTAACTGGCACATCGCAACTGGCACATTGGGCACACTATGGAGGAGTGAACAGGAAAAGTAGGGCCATAGATACGAACATGGGTACTAGCTGCTCTCCCCGCAACTATTCAACGCCACAGAACCCCTGTGTAGTGGGGGTTGTGAGTTTGGGTAGTTACGGATGGACTAAATTTGGACTAAATGGAGGGCTGGAGTAGTGCCTACAGCGTATCTGTCCCCCTCGCAACTCAAGGAACTGACCGACGTATCGGTGAACCCTGAGGTTGGCCAGAATGGCTACCCGTTAATCTGGAATAGCTCTCTAGGGAAGTGGGTAATATCCCTACTTCCCTATTCCAGTCTGAGCGGTGCGCCTACCCTGGGGACTATGTCGGCTCAAAATGCTAATGCGGTAGCCATTACTGGGGGCAATTTAAGCGGATTGGGGTCGGTCGCTGTTTCCCCTGCAAATCCCCAGACAACTGCAATTTCTGTTCTAAACTCTGAATTGCCGTTTTTTTCTCAAAGTAATAGACCCCTTAACAGTTTTCTGGCTGAGGTATACAACAGCGACTTTTATTTCTCGCATACTGGATTTGAGGGGAGAAGGGCGAGAGGAAGCATCTCAAATCCTTCCGGGGTGCTAGCTGATGATTGGATATTTGTTTTTGCTGCACGCCCTAGGGGATTTGAGGAGTGGAGCGGAGGGGGAGCATCTTTGATCTTTACTGCCTTGACTACAGCAGCTCCAGGGGATCCTAATAACCGTGTAGCAATGGCAGCAGATTGGTATTTAATCCCTCTTAGCAGGGATTCAACATCTCTCGTTTACAGGATGACGGCGGCAACTTTCATTAACTACGCTACCACTTCAAGTACTTCGACAACTACAGGAGCTATGACCGTAGCCGGTGGGGTAGGTATTGCTCAAAACCTAAACGTGGGGGGCTCAAAGATAAATTTTGCTAATTTGCCTACTTCAGACGCCTCAATAGCCGTCGGTGACCTATGGCGAGACGGCAACGTTATTAAAGTGAAAACTTAACTATGGAACAACTTTCGAGATTTCAGGCTGACATTGCCATTCCCTCAGGCGCTATCTCTATGCAAAGCTACTGGCGTCGAGTAGCCACCTTTGAGGGTGAGCCGCCCATTGTTGGCCCGTTACAGCAAGGATTTGAACGTAACTATCCTTCTCTAGACGCCGCCGATCAAGCTGCCCTGGCATTTCCTGGTTTTGCTGAACTTGCCGAGCGATTTCAGACACAACCCTTTACGGCTTTTTGTGCCTTGCTGGAAGCGATTAAAGTTCACCACCCAATGCCCCAATGGCCAGAGAATGAGCCATGACCCAAGTCATCCCCGCCGCCCTTGTCGCCCCCACTCGAGCTAGCCAAAGCGTTGGTTATCTTATCCGTGCGGTCGATGGCACGACCATTGCCACAGCCTTTACCACCACAGGGGTAGCGGAGGTTTCTGCTACTGGCTATTACCGGGTGAATGGCGGTATAAGCGCCCCTGACGATGGCGGGACGCTGGAATGGTATTTGAACAATGCAGGAGCGGCAGGGGCGTTCCTGAGTGCCGTAGCGATTGAACCCGCGCCCAACCAAGCAGACCAGGCCGCAGGTATCCGCGCCGCCCTGGGGCTGGCTAGCGCCAATATGGACACGCAGCTATCGGGCCTAGCGACTCAGGCCAGCGTGGACACCAAGGCTAGCCAGGCGAGTGTGGATACACTCAACGCCAAGGCTGACGACATTACCGCATTGGTGCTATAGGAGGAGCTATGGGCGTTGTCTACCTGCCAGTTTCACTACTCCCCGATCTTGGCGATGCGGTCACCACTGCCACCGCCAGCATCAACCTATCGGCCATCAGGGCGGTAATCCTCGACAATGCAGGCCAGTTTGCCTATGCAGACAGCAGCACCTCCAGCCATGCCTACCGAGTTGCTGGCATCTTGCCCTATGCGATCAGCCAAGGGGCTGAAGGCGTAGCCTACCGGCTAGGGGAAATTAGCGATGCTGTGTGGAACTGGACCCGTGGCAGCCCCATTTACCTGGGCACCAATGGCCAGCTTACCCAGTCGCCACCCACCACGGGCTTTTTGCTAGTGCTGGCCCAGCCAGTCTCAGCTACGACGATTAACCTTCAACCACCTTCTCCCATATTCTTAGGAGCCTAACCCCATGACGACGAAAAAGTTTTTAACCGTTGTAAGCGGCACCCCTACCTTGACTGAGGCACCTAGCAGCAGTGCTGGGGCAGGCGATGCCAACAAGCTGATCGCTACCAATAGCTCGGGTCTGCTAGATACCACCTTTCTGCCACCTGGTGTTGAGCTTCAAACAGTGCTTCTGCCAACCAGCGAAAATCTAACCGCTGGCGACTTTGTAAACGTTTTTGACGACACTGGTACTGTCAAAGCCCGCAAGGCGGATGCAAGCAACAATCGCCCTGCCATTGGCTATGTACTGACGGGGGTGACTTCTCCTGCTAATGCCACGGTGTACCTATCTGGGCGCAATACCGCTGTCACCGGTGCCACCGTTGGCCCAGTGTTCTTGAGTGCTACTGCTGCGGGTGGATTTTCGTCTACCGCCCCTGCTACCCCTGGCGCGAACGTTATCTTGCAGCGGCTTGGCAATGCAATCGCACCTACGTCAATTGTCTTTGAGAATGATCCACCAATCACGCTGACAGTGGTATAACGCCATGACTAAGGCAGTCCAGCTCGGCAGTTCGGGCAACCTGGAAACCACCAACATTTTGCCGCTGGTCTCCTTGCGGCCTGAACCGTTTTACAAAACCATCACCCGCACCAATGGCGCTATCACGCAAATTAGCATCTACGTCAGCAATGGCGGGGCGGAGCTGTACCGCAAAGCCATCACCCGCACCAATGGCGCTATTACCAGCATCACCGAAACTGACTACACCCGCAGCCCTGCGGTAGTGCGTACCAAGACCATTACCCGCACCGATGGCGCTATTACTGCCATAGGAGTCGCCTAATGCCCCAAACTATCACCAGCATCGCTAGCCTGGGTTCCCGTTACACAGCGGGCATTCAATATCGCCTATTTGATGGCACTACCCTAGGCAACCTGACCAATGGCACCCACTTGGGCGATGGCATTTGGCGGGCTGCAGTGGAGCTGCCGGATACAGGCGGCGAGGTACGCTGGTTTGCCAATGCTGGAGCAAGGTTGTTGGGAATTGATGTGGTTAGCAGTAAGCCGGATGATGCCGCCATTCTGGCAGCTATTCAGCTACTGCCGACAGAAGCAGAGATTAGCGCTGCTGTTTGGGCCTATGTCACCCGGACTTTAACCACAGCCTCAGGCCTCACCACTGAGCAAAACACCAGGCTCAACGAGCTATGGCGGAAGGCACAGCTTGATACTACCAACCCTGTTACCAGAACTCGCAACCTAACGACCGGGGCTGTAACCGAAACCTTGGGCCAGGGTGGCATTCAAATTGTCCATGCCGAAACAAACGACGGCAATACCGTCACTAGCACGAGGCAGCCATGAGCCTAGATCCCTTGCGACTAGCCACTGATGGCTTTTTCGGGCCAACTGAAGGGGGCCTCACTCCCGAGAGTATCGCATCTATTGCGGGTGCTGTCTGGGATGTGCTCATCAGCGATCATCTCGACTCAGGCAGTACTGGGGCTAGCCTAGCCACTAGCCTGTCGTTGATCCAAGCTTTCACTACAGGGCGATTTCAAATCAACTACGGCCAAAGCAAAGCCTATCAATACAACCGGGATGGCACTTTACTGCAAGAGTTCAACCTGCTTGACGCTGATGGCGACCCTGCTATTTCTGCCCAGACGGCTGTTGATCGGGTGCCGGTGGGTGAAGCTAATCCAGCGATCCCTGTCGTTGGCCTCAGCGGCCTTGTCTATTGGAGCTAGCCATGAGTAACAAACCCCTACGCCAACAGGTCGCTATCCCCACCCATGCCCTTGTTACCGATGGCACCAGCATCGGCAGCAGTCTAGGTTATGCCACCCTGGCGCAGCTTAAAACGGCTCTGGGGCTGCCGCCCAACCTAGTCATCACCACCACCAATCCTGTCAATGGATCGGTGCCGATTTGGGGTAATGGACAATTGACTATCACTGACCAAACGACCAAAGCCACTCTTACCGATGGAGGTAATTTTTAATGTCTAATATCATCCGAATTAAACGACGCGCCTCTACGGGTGCTCTTGGGGTTCAGGGTCTTGTCTTAGCCAACGCTGAGCTAGCCTATAACGAGGCTGACAATACTCTGTACTATGGTAAAGGTACTGGCGGCGAAAACGGGACCGCTAGCCAGATTGACGCCATTGCTGGCCCTGGTGCCTACACCACCCTGGGAACAACTCAGACCGTCACTGGCACGAAAACCTTTTCTGGACCCTGTGTTTTCTCTGGCACCGGCACTAACAGTGCTACAGGCGTCACCCAGGCGTCGAGCGATGACTCTACCCGACTGGCCACTACAGCCTACGTCAAATCGGTGGTGTCTGCTGCCGGGGGTGGTAGCGTCACCAGTGTAGGACTATCACTTCCCAACTTGTTCACCGTCACCGGATCGCCTGTTACGGCCAGCGGCACCCTAACGGCGGCCCTAGCTACTCAAGCCGCCAACCAAGTGTTTGCTGGACCTACGACCGGGGCCAATGCAGCACCCACATTTAGGGCATTGGTAGCGGAGGATATTCCTGCATTGACAGCGGCTAAGATCAGCGACTTCGACACCCAGGTGCGGACCAGTCGATTAGACCAGATGGCCCAGGCGACCCAGCCCGTCACCTTTGGCAGCAATGTCACCGTCACAGGCGATCTAACCGTCAATGGCACCACCACCACGATCAACAGCACGACCGTCACCATTGACGATAAAAACTTTGTCCTGGGTGATGTGGCCTCTCCCACGGATGCCGGTGCAGATGGCGGCGGGATCACCCTTAAGGGCACCACTGACAAAACCTTCAACTGGGTGGATGCAACCGACGCCTGGACCAGTAGTGAACATCTAAACCTACTGACTGGCAAAGCGTTTTACATCAATGGTACATCCGTCCTTAGCTCTAGCGCCCTGGGCTCTGGCGTCACGGCTTCCAGCCTGACCAGCGTTGGCACCATCACCACTGGTATATGGAATGGCTCAGTCATTCCTGCTATTTATGGCGGCACTGGCTTGACTACTATCCCCAAGGGTGCTGTCCTGGTTGCCAATACGGTAGACACGATCAGCGCTCTAGATGGCGGTGGCAGTGTTGATGGCATCCTAGCCTATGATGCCGCTACCGATACAATCTCCTGGGCCACAATCATTGATGGAGGGACATTCTAATGCCGCGCAAGTACAAAATCTTGTTACGCCAAGGCAGCGGGGTGCCGACTGCTGCTAATTGGGATGCGGCTGAACCCGCCTTTGATCCGACAGCCGGACGGCTCTATGTCAAGGGCACCACCGAAATGGTGGAGTTTGCTCCGATCTTGTTGCGAGAGGGCACCGCCCAGACCGCTGACTATACCCTGGCCTTAGCTGATCTGGGTCGGGTTGTGGCATTCAATAGCGCTTCAGCCAGAACGTTGACCGTTCCCACCAATGCCAGTATCGCCTTTCCTGTAGGATCTGTAATCTACGTCTACAACCTAGGTGCCGGGGCGGTAACTATTGCTGGCAGCGGCGTCACCTTGCGCAATGCATCTACAACCCTGGCTCAGCACAAAGAAGCATCACTCCGTAAGCGAGACACCGACGAATGGGTGGCGACTGGCCTATGAGTATTCATCGACGCCGAACTAGCTATGTGGCGACTAACCTATGGACGCCAGCGCAGCTAAGCAATAACGAGCTGTGGCTAGAGGCAGATGATGCTAGCACTCTGACCTTGGTGAGCGATTCTGTATCTGAGTGGCGGGACAAAAGTGGCAATGATCGCCATGCTACGCAATCTACAGAAAGCCTCAGGCCGGGTTATCTAGCCTCAGAAATCAATGGCAACCCAGCTATTGATTTTGATGGAACTAACGATAGTCTGACTATTTCTAACTCGACTACGCTTTTACAGTTTGATAACACCTACAGCAAAGCATTTGTGATCAAACCAGATGTTGTCAGCAATTCACCCGTAATAATTCATCAACCAGCAGGGCCTTGGAGCCATCTGGTTGAACTTAACTCATCTTCGTCCAATGCAGGATTATATTGGGGTGACAACTCTGGTAATTTTAGGACCTATGCAGAGAATACTAATTTCGCCGTTGCTGGAACAACCACTTTTTTTATTTTAATAAAAACCTCTGAGAGTACTGGAGATGCTTACTTATCGGGGAGCTTAATAACCTCTTTTACAGGTAGCCTAGCTGCCACACCCACTGGCGGGATTAACTGGATTCTTGGTAACTATTCAGATTCAAGCTTGAATTACAACGGAAAAATTGGCGAAGTTCTTATATCCAGTCAAGCTTGGGATACGACGAATCGTCAGCTTGTTGAAGGCTATTTCGCCCATAAATACGGTTTAACAGGCTCTCTTCCAAACGATCACCCTTACAAAAACTTTGCCCCTAATGTCTAAATCCCTTGTCCTCAGCCATGAACCATATTCCCGACGCCAGCAAAAAGGTAGGGAGCTAGCCCCATGCTCTACCCACTCGGCTTAACCGGCACCCTCTATCCCCTCGGGCTGCACCCTGGAATCGCCCTGCTGATCGTGCAGTGCATCCCCTGCATCCACCTGGATAGCCTCGCCCCTGCCCTGCATCTACTGGCCCAGCACCCTAGCCTATCGCTGGCCAGCCTAGCCCCTAGCCTGGACCTAGCCACCCTGGCCCCAGCCCTAGCGGTAGCGGCGATCATGGCAGGGCTGAATATTGGATCCATTGCGCCCACACTTACCTTGGAGGACTGCGATTGTGACTGATGCACTCAATGGAAAGACGGTGCTGGCAGGAGCTGGCCTAGCCGGGCTTAGCTGGCAGTTTACCCGCCCCAGTGCCGATACCGTCACCAACTATGTCAACGCCAGCATATCGGTGCGATTCTTTGAGTTGGATAAGAAATTCAAGCCGATCAGCACCACGCCAGCCCTTAGCCTGTCGATAGGATCTGGCATCACCCGCAGCACCAATACCGCTAGCAGCCAAGCTGGCCTGCTTCAGGTGACAGCGGCCCAGCTAGCTACCCTGCTAGGCACCGCTGAGGCCAAGAACTTTGCCTATGTCTGGTATATCCAGCCAGTCGGTTACGAAGCTGTGCGGGCTTTTGTGGGGGATGGCTATGATGGGCGGTTCCTGCTGGCCAAGGAAGGCTATGCAGGATCCCAGGACGGGGAGATCAAGGTATCGTAGCAGCCCTGGCCGCAGACATACTCACCCAATAACAGCGATCCCCAGTTGGCCAACTGCTGGCATATCCGGCAGGGTTCTTCCCGGTCCAGGCGGATCAGAATGTCATGGCCATAGTCAACCTCATCCGCCCCCAGCGGCCAGCCGGGTGGCTGTGGCTTGTCCCCGGCCAGCTCGTCCAGGATGGCCCCTAGCCGGTCTAGCTCATCCAGCATGGCCTGGAGGTCCATCAGAACCGCCCCGTGGCTACCAGCCAGGCTAGCATCGCGACAGCGCCCAGCAGGGCACCGGACAAAGTGAAGCGGAGCTCGTGTTCAAAGACCTCGCGGCGGGCAATTTCATGGGCAATGGCCCGGACCTGGGCTTTGATGTCCTCGCTCATGGTGGATCCCTCAGAGAATTTTTTATAGGGTGCCCAGGCTGGTGGATCCGTGCTATAGTGGTAGGTAGGAACCTTGACAACTTGGTGGTAAGTGACGGTGGATCCTACTCCGGTGGGGGTTTTTCGTGGTTTTGGCTATCGGCCAGCGCCGTGTCTCGCAACCACCTCCCCACTTCGGTGGGGGTTTCTCCTCATTTTGTTTCACCTGCTTAAAGTTGCTTGGCGGTCCTCGCAAAGCACACCCCACTCCGGTGGGGGTTTCTCGGTGGATAGCTCCGATGCCACGGTATCCAGCTGGGCCCTCGCAAAGCACACCCCACTCCGGTGGGGGTTTCTCTGGCCTTACTAGGTCGGGTGCCATCACCCTAGCCATCTCGCAAGCACACCCCACTTCGGTGGGGGTTCCTCGAGCAGGCCAACCTGGGGGAGCTGCTAGGCAACTCGCAAACACCTCCCCACTTCGGTGGGGGTTTCTCGCTAAGGAAACCCTAGCGGCGGTGGATAGCTCCCTCGCAAACACCTCCCCACTTCGGTGGGAGTACTTCCTAGAACTGCATCACATCCCACCACCGTGGGGGTCTCTCGTCCTTGCAGCCAGCCCCACTTTGGTGGGCGTTGATCCTGCCTGCAAGACGCAGCCCCACCTCCGTGGGCGTCTCTCCCTCGTCAAACCATCCCCACCCCTGTGGGCGTTGTTCACTTGCTAGGCTATCCCCACCACGGTGGGGGTTCTAGCCAGCCTTGGCGATCCGCCATTGCTCCGCCAATGCGGCCATAAATTGCTCTGGATCCAGGCCCAGATCTACGGCCCTGGCTGCTAGCTCGGATGCCGTGGCGGGGCTCAATTTGCCTTCCAACTCAATCAGCTTTACCAACGCCGTAGCCAAGCTGCCAATGGCCCGCAGGTCGCTGGTGGCCCGTGCGTCGCAGATCGACTGCACCACCTGCTCAATCGCCGTCCTGACGTGCTCCAGGTTGGTCTTTTTGGTGCGGTAGCTGCCTATGTCCGTAGCAGGCGGTGGGGGCGGTGCTACTTTGGCCTTGTGGGGCACCTTTGCCGCTTCGCCTGGTGACTCCGACAAAGCCAGCTTTCTGGCGTGCCAGTCGCCTGCTTTGGCCCAGCCGCTGATCGTGGTATTGCCACAGCGGTTAAAGCCTTCGCCCTTCAGTCGCCTGGATATTTCAGCCCATTGAGGCCCCAGCTCGCAGTACAGCTCAAAAGCCCGCTCCTTGCAGGCTGGCGTAGCAGGCTGGCCGGACGTTTTTACCACCTGCCGGTTGCCCCGCCTAGCACCAGGTGCTGGCTTGGGCGCATGCTTGGATCGTAGCTTTGGTGTGGGTTTCTTGGTTGCCATGGATCCAGAATGCCCAGGCAACAAAAAACCCCAGCCGTGGCCGGGGTCGGAGTGGTGCATCTAACAAATCCAGTCTACCGCAATTTGCTTACAATTGGGTTTTACTCCCACCAGAGTGGGGGGCGAACTGCAGATTGACACACTCCCACAGCAGTGGGGAGTCGCCATAGTCAAGATAAACCCCCACCAGGATGGGGTACAACCAGAGTTGGGACGAACTCCCACCAGGGTGGGGCGGGCACAAAGCGAGAGCCACCCCCACCAGCGCGGGGCTAACCACGGGGAAAGAACCACTCCCACCGAAGTGGGGCCATATCGTTGCCAGTCTTCGGATACACCCCCACCAAAATGGGGATCCCTTATCGAGCGAAAAACGCCCACCAGGGTGGGATCCAGGCCAGCGTGGTTTCGATCATCCGGTAGCAGGGGTGGCGAAAAACTCCCAGATAAACCCCCACTGGGGTGGGGTAGGCTTTGGCGCTGGCCGCGAGTGGCTACCGACTGAGTGCGAAAAACCCCCACCGAAGTGGGATCCAGGCCAGTATAGCCGGTAGCAGGGGTGACTGACGATAGACCTTGAAAAACTCCCACCAAAGTGGGTCGACTTACCACCAAATTTTCAAGGTTCCTGTCCTTTACTATAGCACAGTTAACCGATTTCAGCTAGCCGGTTCCAGTGAAACCACAACGCCAGCGGACTTAGTGGGAGTCAGCCTCAGCCAGACGCCGCCTAGAGATTTCGGCATGACGATCCGCTCCACCGCCCAGCCGTTGCTACCAGCGAACTCCTCCTTGTAGGTGCCAGACTGCACGTGGTATCGGGGCGTCACCCGCACCTTGCCGGTTTCGATCAACCGGTAGCAAGGGTGAGAAACGATGCTGCGCTCGTGATTGTGGCCATTGACGATAATATCCGCGTCCGGTGCAATGCTGGCATACCGGCCACCGCCCATGGTGCCCTTGGTGACAATACCACCCCAGGCCCCGTGGTGAAAGAACAGGTTGCACCGCCGAACAGCCTCGACGCCTCGGCCCCGTTCTTTGTAAAACACAAACCGGATCCAGCCCTGATAGCCCATGTGCTCGGTGATGGCCCCGTGGCGGCCCCGCAGCTGCTGTACCACATTAGCCAGGGGATCTATCTCCTGGTGGTTGATGATGGCTGTCTCATGGTTGCCGTTGCCCATCATTAGGATCTCCTGGCCGTAGGGTGCCAGAATGTCAGCGGACTCCTTGAATACCAAGTCAAAGTAGTTGGCGCCCTGGTGCTCGGGGCGAATGCTGGCCTTGCTGCCCCGCTTGTCGCGCTTGCCCTGCATCAGGCATAGCACATCACCAAAAAATAAGGCCCTACCACCGAGAGCCTTCATTTTGTCGAGGTGAGAAAAGAATAACTTGCGATCACACTTTGGGTTATCCAGGTGAATGTCGCTGGCCAACAAAAAGTGATAGGTTTCCTCCCCGGTGTAGCGGATCCGGATTTCGAGGACTTCATCTGATAGCCGTCGCGTGGTCAACATTTTGTTACAACCAGCACTTACTTAAATAGTGCCCAAAGCAAAAACCCCAGCTTATAGCCGGGGTTTAGATGGCAGCAAAAAAGCTTCGCTAGCTAGAGCCTAACCCGTTGGATATCGCGGATGTGGACTTCATTAGGTGAGACTGAGTGAAGCTGGGCTATCTGCAATTGAGCAGCGGTGATGCCCATGCGAATATCCCCACTGGTGATCTGGACAGTCGAGCTGCCCTCTAGCACTCCGCTAGCATAGGCCTTCTCCCAGGTAAAAACATAAGTTGCCATTAGTACACCTCGTCTAGTTGTTGCTGTATCTGTTCCTGCCAGCCCTGTTGCTGGCTTTGCTGGGGTTCCTGGCCTTGCTGGCCTTGCTGTGCCTGCTGCTGCCGTAGTTCTCGGCGTAGCTCAGCAGCTACGTTGTCGGCCAGGGGTTTACGTCGTTTCATAGGCCGTCATCCTCCATACGGGCTTGGTTTACTCTGGCCATTTCAGCAAACAGGGCGGCAGATAAGTCGCCCTGGATGGCGTTAATGCTGCTCGACGGCACATTGGCCGCATCCATAGCGCTCTCTAGTTCACCCCGCCAGTAGGCTGAGTAGGCCAGCAGGTAGGCCAGCACCTCGGAGCGGGTAGGGTCAGCGGGTAAGTTCATGGTCGTTTCAGCAAACAGGGCGGCAGATAAGTCGCCCTGGATGGCGTTAATGCTGCTCGACGGCACATTGGCCGCATCCATAGCGCTCTCTAGTTCACCCCGCCAGTAGGCTGAGTAGGCCAGCAGGTAGGCCAAGATCTCGGTGCGGGTAGGGTCAGCGGGTAAGTTCATGGTCGTTCCTCAATAAAGGGTAGGTATCGGATCTGGGCTAGCACTAGCTCCAGTTCGTGCTGTGCAGCCCCATCCTCAGGGTGCCTAGCAATGATCTGGCGTAAGTACTGGGCCCGTGTATGCAGAAAAATGGATAGCCGCCCGGCCAGGCAGGGGCGCAGCCGGGCGATGGTGGCGCTCACAGTTGAAAGCGCTTTGCGGCCTGGATGAATGTGGTGGATGCAGCCGCCTGGATCGCCTCCAGGGGTGCACCATGGGGCGTCAACGTAGCCTGGGCCTGTTGGTAGGCGTAGGCGTAGAGGCCAGCCAGGGAGGTGATGTAGCTGATAATTTCAGCCTTCTCTTCCTTGGCCATCTGGTCTAGCCTGGGCGATGGCTGGTAGCTAGTAGCAGGCTGACTAGGCTGGGCCTGTGGCTGGCTAGTGGCTTGCTCCGGCTGTACCGGAGTCACAGTATCGCCGTCAACGACTACTTGGTAAGCCTGGCCACGTTGCAGCCAAGCTAGTTCAGGCGATCCAACGTTGTAGTTGCGCCATACCTCACTGCCATCCGGCAGCTTGAAGGCTACGGGCCTGTAGTCGGGCTTGCCTTCGTACTTGCTGGTCTTAGGCTTGCCAATGGTCTCGACGGTGGCGGTTAACAGGGTTGCGGCCATGGTGGTTCTCCTAAAGACTAAGGGGCCCGAAGACCCCATCGTGGTGGACTAAAACTCGTCGTCGTCAGCAAACACCTGGTCCCGGACGTCGGCGGGGCACCAGACGGTGTTGACCTTGGCACCCTGGATCTGGTCGGCAAAAATCCCAGCCAGCTCAGCAGCCAGGAAGGCCTCCCCAGGGCCAGCAATAACCCGGATATTGTCTAGGTTTAGCCATTCCCCAGAGGGATAAACAACTTGGGCAGAGTACAGCTTGACTTGGGGATCGTCGCTCACCGGCGACTCCTGGACTAGATCCAGTGCTGTAGGCTCGTAGCGTTCGATAGTGCTGGTGTATTCCATGGTTCTCTGTAAGTGGTGTGGATGGTTGGCGGAACAGGTTGGGGCCAGCAAGGGCCAGCCCCCAGGGATCTAGCCTAGGTGCTCAGGCTGACGTGGACGACCGCCAGGGAACTGGTTGCGCTTGTCAGCCTCGGACGTGGCTACCAGGCTGGCCTGACGGTTGCGGCACACGCCGTTCATGCATTCGGGGAACCGGTCCCGGCTGGAGGCTTCGTCAGCGTCACCGATCCGGCCAGTGCCCCGCCATCCGCGAGGGACACAGTCGGGGTCCGAGCTGTATTGCTCGGGTGGGCAATAGCCGTCGCCACGCAGGGCCACAGCAGTCGCGGAGGGCATGGTGGGCAGGGCAAGCAAGGAAAGGGAAGCGGCCAGGACGGTTACGGAAATTTGGCGTATCATTAGGGAAGATCCTTTGTAAGTGGATTTAACGAAGGGGCGAGTCGTTGGCGCGACGGACCCCTTTTCTCTGGACTGACAGAACCCGGCTATTAGCTAGCGGCTGTGGGTTGCTGTCGATATTTCAATAGTAGGGCCTGGGCTTGGTATCTGTCAAGTAGTTCCTAGTATCCTCTTGATAGGTTTCCCTTATGAGTTTCGCCGTTCCCTATAAGGGATCGTGTTAGTCTATTCCTAGGATCTAGGTGATAATAGGGATGACTCTACCGGAGATAAACATGAAAACATTACGAGTCGCCTCCGGACTAACCCAGGAGGAGCTAGCACAACAATTAGGTGTTAGCGTGTCCACTGTCCAAAAATGGGAGCAAGGACTGTCTGTTCCCAGAATGACACCAGCAGATATGGCAAAGTTAGTCACAGTGCTCAAAACAGACTTGGCCACGCTGACCAAAGTCGAGCGGGCCTGGCGCAATTCCCGCTAAGCCTTCCACTGGCCAGGGCTAAAAGTTTGTGTTTTTGCCTTAAAACCCAACTAAAAGCCGCTGGCTATCAACCACACGCCAACCACTTACAAAGAGAGCCATGGACGACCTAACAATTTTTGGGGATGACTACAACAAATCAACCATTCGCAGCACCAAGGATCGACGGTTCAGCGTTTACGACGTACTGGTAACGTTCGGGGTGGTCGATAAATCAGCTAACGCCTGCAACATCTATAAACGCCTGATTGACAAGCATCCCGAACTCGCCGCCACAGTTTTACGTCACCAATTTCCTGGGCGCGGGCAACGGCCTACTCCGGTAGCAGATGAGGCCACAATTCGCAGAATCCTTGAAATGTGCAAAGCGGCTCCTTGGCAGGCAGAAATCACAAGCGATAAATTTTACCCCCGGGCTGAAGTCCAAACCATCAAAGTCATTGCGGAAGCTTTCTCCGACCAAAACCCAATTCGCCAGTTCTACTGCGCTGGCTACCGTATCGATCTCTATCTTGCTGAAGCCAGGATCGCTGTCGAATGCGACGAAAACGGGCATACAGCTTACGACAGCCGCAAAGAGCATCAAAGGCAAAAGGCTATCAAGTCGGCGTTAGCTTGCTCCTTTGTTCGGTTCGATCCGTACCAAGCAGACTTCAACATTGGATCCGTGATACGGCAGATCCGCGACCTGATCTAGTAGGACTGGTCCTGCAAGACTAAGAACCCAGCTCTAAGCGAGAAACCATTTGCTTACAAGGAAAGCCATGAACAACTTAACAGTCTTTGAGTTCGATTGCAGCGGATCCACCATCCGCAGTACTGAAGATCGACGGTTCAGTGTTTACGATGTACTGGTGGCGTTCGGGGTGGCTGATAAAAGCCACACACGAGAAACCCTAAAACGCATACAGGACAAGCACTCTGAGGTTAACGGTTTCTGCGTTAACTTCAAATTCCCAGGCCGAGGGCAGCGAGACACCCCGGTAGCCACTGAAGAGGGCATCTACCAGATCCTGATGCTATGCCCTGGCCAGCGTGGTGCGGAGTTCCGGGCCTGGGCCGCTGGCATTCTTGCCGATCCCGACAAGGCCCTGACCCATGCCGTCAGCAAGTACAAGCGCCAGGGCCGATCCGACAACTGGATCAAGGCTAGGCTAGACGGCAAGCTGAACCGCCGACACTTCACCGATACCCTCAAGGAACACGGTGTTGAAGGCATTGGCTATGCCAAATGTACTGACGCTATCAACGTGCCGATCCTGGGTGCCCCGGCCAAGCAGATCCGGCAAGCCCAGGGCGTGGTGCATACCAGGGACGGGCTCGATGATGTGGAGCTAGCGGCCATCAGCCTAGCTGAAGCGGTAGCCAGGAAGTCGATCAACGAAGAAAATCGATGGGGTAATGACCAATGCCAAGAAGCCTGCGGCGACGCAGCCAGGAAAGTAAAACGGGTTTTTGAATAGGAACCCAACTCTAAGCCAATTGATCATAGCGTAGCATCCCTGCCCGATCTACTCCCAGTATATTGACAGGGTGTCACTCTGGGGATAAGCTGTCTATTGGAACCCAACCATAAGCCGCCAACCACTTACAAAGAGCCATGAGCTACCACGACTTTATCAACAACAAGCGGAAATGGATCGATGCCAACGGCATCGACTGTGACCCTGGCGGGCTAAACCGCCATCTCTTTCCGTATCAGCGAGCAATTGTCCATCGAGCCCTTATCCAGGGCCGGTTTTGCATCTGGGCTGACTGTGGCCTAGGCAAAACCCTGCAGCAGTTGGCCTGGGCCGATCAGGTTCACAAGCACACTGGGGCACCTGTCCTGGTCCTGGCCCCGCTGGCTGTCTCTACGCAGACAGTTAGAGAAGGTGCAAAATTTGACATAGAAGTGACTCAGTGTCAGTCCCAGGATGATGTCACCAATGGCATCAACATCACCAACTATCAAAAGCTTGATCGGTTCGATGCTGACTCGTTTTCTGGCATCGTGCTGGATGAAAGCTCAATCCTCAAGAGCTACACCGGCAAATACCGAACTCAGATCATTGAGTCATTTGCCAGCACTCCGTTTAAGCTGGCCTGTTCGGCGACTCCTGCCCCCAATGACTACATGGAGCTTGGCAACCATGCTGAGTTTGTAGGGGCCATGACACGAGAAGAAATGCTAGCCATGTTCTTCACCCATGACGGCGGTAGAACATCGGACTGGCGGATCAAGGGCCATGCCGTTGATGACTTTTGGCGGTGGGTCTGCAGTTGGGCTGTGATGATTCGCAAGCCATCGGATCTTGACTTTGCCGATGATGGCTTTAACCTGCCTGACTTGGTGATCCACGATCATCCTGTCGAGTCTAACATTCAGCCCCCCGAAGGGCTGTTGTTTTGGCATTCAGCAGATACGCTGAGCGACCAGCGGCACATCCGGCGCGAGTCGCTAGAGGATAGATGCGCCAAGGCCCTAGAGATAGTCCAGCAAGCACCAGACGATCAGTGGTTGATATGGTGCGACCTGAACGATGAATCTGAAATGCTCAGCAAGATGATCCCTGGGGCTGTAGAAATCAAGGGATCCGACAGCGACGACCATAAGACCATCTCGATGATCGGGTTCCAGTCTGGCACCATCAAATCCCTGGTCACCAAGCCGTCAATTGCTGGCTTTGGGATGAACTGGCAGAATTGCAGCAATATTATTTTTGTGGGCATGTCCCACAGCTATGAGGCCTACTACCAAGCCGTTAGGCGATGCTGGCGATTTGGCCAGAATAACTCGGTCAATGTTCACATTGTTTACGAGCAAAGGGAAGGGGCCGTCATCGCTAACATTCGGCGTAAGGATGACGCAGCACGACAAATGGCAGACGCCATGGCCGCACTGATGAGGGATGAATCAATGCGGCTATTGGGCAGGACTACTCGAACATCTACGGGCTATCAGCCATCCGTAGATATGTTCATTCCAGACTGGCTGAAGTACCCACAATGCGCCTAGGAGAACCCATGAAAATTCTAAACCAGCAACAAGGCACCAACTACATGCTTTACCACGGTGACTGCGTTGAAGTCGCCAAAGGCATCCCCGACAACTCGATCCATTTCTCAGTGTTTAGCCCGCCATTCGCCAGTTTGTATACCTACTCCAACTCAGATCGGGATATGGGCAACTGCAAAGATGATCAAGACTTCGCTGAGCATTTCCAGTTCTTGATTAAAGAGCTATACCGCACCTTGATGCCAGGGCGACTAGTGGCGTTCCACTGCATGAACCTACCCACCAGCAAAGCCAGGGATGGCTACATCGGGATCAGGGACTTCCGTGGTGATCTCATCCGGTCCTTCCAGTCAGAGGGGTTTATCTACCACTCTGAGGTTGTCATCTGGAAGGACCCTGTAATGGCAATGCAACGGACTAAGGCGCTCGGGCTGCTGCACAAGCAACTTAAGAAAGACAGCGCCCTTAGCCGCCAGGGCATCCCTGATTACCTTGTGGTGATGCGCAAGCCAGGCGACAACCCTGAGCCCGTTGATGGGCCGCTGGTAGACTATGTGGGCGACAATCCTCCTGCCCGTACCGGCCAAAAAGATAGGGACTCGGTAAACATCTGGCAGCAATACGCTAGCCCTGTGTGGGCAGACATCAACCCATCTGACACACTCCAGTACCAAAGCGCTCGAGACAATAACGATGAGCGGCACATCTGCCCGCTGCAGCTGCAGGTTATCGAGCGGGCCATCCAGCTATGGACCAACCCATGCGATACCGTCCTAGATCCCTTCAACGGCATTGGCAGCAGCGGCCATGTGGCACTAAAGATGGGACGGCGTTATGTGGGCATCGAGCTGAAAGAAAGCTATTACCGGGCATCCACCAAGAACCTTGCTCAGTGCGAGGACGTGGCGCAGCAAAGCCTCTTCGACGTGGCTTAATAGAACCCAACTCTAAGCCACTGACAAAACACCACCCACTTACAAAGAGAGCCATGAACACTCAAACTGAGCACCTTGCCCGCCAGCCCCTCGACTTTTACCCCACCCCCAGCCTGCTCACCTGGGCACTGCTGAATAGCCATCGCTTTGTCCCCTGGCGCAACAAGGCCACCGTCCTGGAACCCTGCAATGGCGAGGGGGCGATCAGCGATGTACTGAAGGAGTCTGGCCTGTTTCGTCTGGTGGATACCGCCGACATTGACGAAACCAAGCCCGCTGCACTCACCATGGATGCCGCCGATCCTGGCGCCTGGGCCCGCATGGCCCGCTACGACTGGGTGATCAGCAACCCACCCTACAGCCAGGCCCCGGCGATCCTGCCCCTGGCCTACGACAACTGCCGGGTAGGCATGGCCATGTTACTGAGGCTCAGTTACCTGGAGCCCTGCGACAACCGGGCCCGCTGGCTGGCAGAACACCCACCGGCCAAGCTGATCGTCTTTAACCCCCGGCCACGGTTCCGGGCGGACACCAGCGGCAGTGACTCGGTGACAACGGCCTGGTTCATCTGGCACCGCTTCGGCGGCAACTTGGGAACAGATATCGAATTTTGTACTAACTGGAGAAATACAGATGCAACTGACAATTGACGCCAAAGACCTAGCCGCTGTCCTGGGTCTGCCCAACCGGGCGGTACCCAGCAGACCCAGCAACCCTGTACTGACAAACCTGCTACTCAAAGCTGAGGGAGACACCCTGGCGGTGACGGGCAGTGATCTGGGGGCGGTGACCATTACCGCCAAGGCCAGCGCCAGCATTGCCGTGCAGGGCGAGATCCTGCTACCTGCCAAGCTACTCACCGATATGGTGGGCCGGATGCAGGGAAACCTAGCGCTTAACTGGGATCCAGAAACCAGCCAGGCCACCATCAACACCCTAGGCGGCAGCTACAGCCTATCCGGCCAGCCCGGGGAGGACTACCCACTCATTGAACGGGCAGAAGGCCAGCAGCTTACCCTGGAGGCTAGCACCTTGGCCAGGGCCCTAGAGTCCACGCTAGTCACCGCTAGCGATGACGAGAGTAAGCAGATCCTTTGTGGCATTCACCTGCAGCCCGCTGCCGATGGCCTGGAAGTTGCTTCCACCGATGGCCATCGCCTCAGCGTGTTTCCCGTGGCCCAGGAGGGCGTTGAAGCCTTTACCCCTGTCACATTGCCTAGCAAAGGCCTGGAGGCCCTGGGGAAGCACCTGGCCAAGGCTGAAGGCATGGTAACGATAACGCTGGACAATATCATTGCCACTTTTGACCTGGGCGATCTGGTATTTACCACCCGGCTGCTGGAGGGCCAGTATCCAGAGTATCGCCGGCTTATCCCCCAGGCCTTTGCGGTGGAGACCCTGATCAACCGGCAGGCCTGGATCGAGGCCTTAAGCCGGATCATGGTGGTGGCCAGCCAGAAAAACAGCATCATCAGGCACCGCTGGGATGACCAGGGCCAGCTAGTGCTGGAGGCTGACGTGGAGGGCAGTAGCGGACGGGAGCTGGTTGGCTGCGAGGCTAGCGATGGCCAGGGCGAGGATGTGCTAGGCAAAGCCAAGAATCCCATGGCGTTCAACGGCGACTACCTGCTGGATGGCTTGCGGGCCTTTGGCAGTGAACAGGTGATCCTGCACACCAATACCCCCACCAGCCCAGCCACGATCACCGCCCCCGGCAGCGGCCAAGTGTACCTGGTGATGCCAGTACAGATCAGGGAACAAGCATAGACCACACACTTACAGAGGAGACAAGACCATGCCTGCAGAACCCTACGCCTACAACTCAGTCCAATGTGTCGGCAACCTTGGCGCCGACCCCGAACTACGGTTTACCAGCACCGGAGGCAAGATCTGCGAGATGCGGATCGCTGTCTACGCCGGCAAAGACCAGAATGGCGAGGCCCGTTCCGCCTGGATCACCGTCAAGTGCTTTGGCCGTGCCGCTGAATGGGCAGGCGACAACCTGCTCAAGGGTGACCGGGTAGCCATCACCGAAGGCCAGATCGACGAGGAAAGCTGGCAAGACCGGGAAACCGGCAAGCGACGCTCCAAGCTGATCGTCAAGGCCTGGAAGATGGCCAAAGTCGTCAGGAACTCCCCGACTGCAGCCGTATCAACCGAGCGCCCCCAGGACCAGCCTGATCAGCCCAGCCAGCCCACCTACGAGGACATTCCATTCTAATGAGCAGACTATCCCTACGCCCCGGCTACTCCGTAATGTTCCGCCCAGCCAAGAGCCAGCCCTGGGTAGCAGCTACCGTCAAGACTGTAGTAGGCAGCACAGTTATGGTGCAGCCAAACGAAGCTGGCGGACTGTTCAGCCTGAACATGGACGATCCCGACGACCTGGACTGTATTGGGCCGCCGTTCTAGCTAGCTAGCTACCCCACCACCGTGGGGGTGCCTTCGGGCACGTTTAAGGACGAACTACCCCGGCATGAGCTGGGGTTTTTTTACTGCCAGTTATTGATCGAGTTATTGATCATTCCGATCAATTCTTTGCCTGTGCCAGTAGTTGTGCCACTAATTTACCTGAGGTATATTGACAAGCCCTATATACCCCCTGTATATTGAAATTGTTGTCAACCACCACTACATCCCATGTCCACCTTCACCACCACCCCCACCACCCTTACCCTGGCCAGCTTGGAGGCCAGCGAGGCCATGCTCCAGGCCAGCCTGGCAGTCTTTGGCTTCGGCCCCGAGGCCTGGGACAGCATCCAGGCCCAGCCCGTCCAGGACATTACCCTGGCCGACCTCTAGGCCCTGGCCATTTACCCCACCACCCCGCCCTGGGGACTGCCACCCAGGGCACCTACCCACCCTACTTAAGGAGTAACCACCGTGATTGTTCGCTATAGCGTGTTCCCCCGAGACAACGGTTATCGAGTTTTTGGTGTATCGCCAACAACCGGCGAATGGGAGGACTGTCAGACACTTTTCGGCGAGCGGGACGCCAACTTATGGATCACTTACCCCACCGAGGCGGCGGCAGAGGCCGCAATCGCGCCACTGATTAAGGACGATTACCTAACTTCTAGCGACTTCTAGTCACCCCGGGACTACCCGGATCCACCCCGCCACCTGGCGGGTTTTTTATTGTGCCAGCCCCCAGCAGCTCACCTCGTACACTGGTTCTGGTTCCCAGTCTGGCTCTGGTGGTGGCCTGCTATCGGGTAGCTCCCAGCAGTCGGTTAAGCCAGCCGCTAGCGGTGCATCCAGGCTTAGGCAGTCTGGCCGTAGCAAGGCATTGAGGGCCTGCGGGATCTGGTCTATCGGGATCCGGGTAGCGCTGGCCATGGCGGCATGGCTGGCCCGTTCATCGTAGAGCTGGCGCAGCAGGGTAAATTGATCCGACCAGCTACGAGGTATCTTGAGTGCCCCGGCCCGGTCCCGGCGATGGTGCAATATCTCACCCCGGATATAGGGCACAGCATAGCTGCTAAAGGCAGTTCCCTTAGCTGGGTTGTAGCGATCCACCGCCTTGATCAAGCCGATCACCCCGACCTGCACCAAATCATCGAATACTTCCACACCGTCCTGGGCATAGCGGCCAGCGATCTTCTCCACCAGGCCCAGGTTGATCAGGATCAGGGTGTCACGGGTACGCCTATAGTCGGCGGCTTTTAGTTGGGTTCTAAGCCGCGCAAATAGTTCCTGTGTTTGGATCCGTATTTCCCGGCTCATGCCACCCCACCAGCCGATATAGTCAGTGTTCCCCTATACTATACTGGCTAACTTGTCAAGTCGGATCCAGTATGGCCATGCTAGCATGGTAGCACCCGGCTGTAAGTTGGGTTTCAGAGTTGCTTTCCAATTGTTGCTTTCCAAGGGATCCAAATGTTCAAAACTTTCCTGGTTGGTCTGCTAAAGACCGCCGTTAGTACCGATGAATTTAAGGCCACCCTGACTGAGGGGGTGCGGGGCGCCATCGCCAGCAGTCGCACAGCGGCAGGCGTCAGCGGTGCGGTCAACAGCCTAGTGGATGTGGCCTCTGCCAAATTCGATGGCCTGGGCCTCAAGGGACGGATGCTCAAGGGATACCTGATCAGCCTGTTGCAAGATATGGCCCAGGACAGCCCCCAGATCGCCGTTGGCCTACGCTTGGGAGCACCCTACCTAACGGCGGTGCTGGATGGCATCGACCCCAACGAGGTAGCCACCACTAGCCTGTCCTTGATAGCCATGCTCAAGGCCCGGGCCATCCAGGTCGCTCAGGAAAAAGGCCTCTAGGCCAGTAGCAAGCCTGTGGTGGTGCGATCACCATGGGCGGTCCGCCCGGATACAAGACTGCACAACGGAGAACCATAAAGCTATGCAAGCAATAACAACCGAGTTCCGTGGCTACCGGTTCCGCTCCAGGCTAGAGGCTCGGTGGGCTGTGTTTTTTGATGCCCTGGGGCTGAACTGGACCTATGAGCCCGAAGGGTTCAACCTTGATGGGGACTGGTATCTTCCAGACTTTTGGATCGAGGATTGGCAGGCATGGGTAGAAATAAAGCCCAAGCTAGTCGCGTCCCCGACGTTTAATAGCAATGGCGAATCAAAGCAGAATGGCGATTCTGCGTGGGTTCTTTGCAATAGACTAGCAGAAGTTTCCCGTCAAAAGGTATTGCTTATCCAGAGCCAGCCCTGGATAGACTTCACCGAAGATGAGAATTGCGTTTACAGGCTGAATGGATACAGATTAAACCCAGATCGCGTCAAGTATGATATAAGCGCTTTTCTGCATACTCCTCCACAATTTAACTGCAAAGAAGAAAGTGTTTATCCTACTTGGCGGCATAGAGGGTGGATGATTGGAATGCTTGAAAACGAAAATTTTTGGCTATGTCACGAATGTTGGCCGGGAGTGTATGACTTAAAAAGCCATGCGGGATCAGACATAGTAGATTCTGCCTCAGTCAATATCGACATAGATCCTCTTGCTGGCCCACTGCTCCAGGCTTTCACCGCCGCTAGAAGTGCTCGTTTCGAGCATGGGGAACAAGGGTACTGGGCACCCTGAAGCCATGGATACTATTACCGTCACCTCCCAGCCCTCCCAGACTGCTAGCCTTGCCCTGCAGCAGGCCAGTAGCGACGACCACCTGATCGAGATGTGGATCAGTCGTTCCCGAAGTGCTGGCACCCAGAAAGCCTACCGTCGAGCGATCACCCGGCTACGGGCTTGGCTAGCCCACCACGACTGCCACCAGCTAGCCATGGTCACAGCGGCCATGCTAATCGACTACGAGGCCACGTTCCCGAAGCGCTGGAGCGATGCTACCTGCAACCTGCACAAGGCGGCTATCAAGTCGCTGTGGAAGTTCGGCAGCTCCATTCGTTACCTGCAATTTAATGTCCCCCACGCCGTCTACCGGCTAGGCAAGCCCCGGCCAGTCATGGCGGAACGGATCCTAACCGAGGGCGAGATGCGTCGGGCCATTGCCAAGGAACCCAGCCTGGAGGCTAAGCTATTCCTGCGCTTCCTATTTGCTACTGGCGTTCGGGCCAGCGAGGCGCTAGCGGTGCGGTGGTGTGACTTGCACCTACGCGGCCAGCGGGTGTTCCTGGCTATCCACCACGGCAAGGGCGACAAGGCCCGAGAGATCGGCTGCTCTAAGGCGGTCTACGACGCGCTGGTTCAGGCCCGGCCAGAGGATGCGCTGGACCAGGACGAAATATTCCCGGTACCCTACCCTATCGCGTGGCAATGGGTGAAGGTGGCCATGGCCAGGATCGGCAAGCCCCAGGCTAGCCCCCACTGGCTGCGCCATGCCCATGCTGTCACCGCAGCCGCCCATGGCTCAGACTGGTGGAGCATTGCACAGCAATTAGGACACGCGAAGCCGTCGTTCACAATGGATCGCTACGCGCATTTTAATGGGGTGTTCAGCTCGGACTACGTGGATATTTAAGCGCCTAAAACGCACAAGCCCGGCTAGGCCAGGGCGAAAACTCCCACAGGGGTGGGGTATAGGAGAGGTACGGGCTGGAAGAACGCCCACCGAAGTGGGGATGGCGAAACCGCCGTTTACGATGGAGAGGTAGGCCCACGAATAACCCCCACCGGAGTGGGGAGGTGTTTGCGAGTCACGTTAGGCAGACCATCCACCACGACACGCCACAGACCGAGAAACCCCCACCGAGGTGGGGCCTGCTTTGCGAGATAGGCATGGCCTGATCGTTGTCGATGGCCGTAGATCAACCCCCACCGGAGTGGGGTGTGCTTTGCGAGGCCAGCGCTAAAGATGGGCAATGCCACTAAGCGAGAAACCCCCACCGAAGTGGGGTGTGTTTTGCTTAGGCCGAATAGTGGCCACCGTGGGGGGAGCGAAGGAGAAACCCCCACCGAAGTGGGTCCACCGTCACCTACCACCAAGTTGTCAAGGTTCCTGCCACCACTATAGCACACAACTCTAGCCAAATGGCGCAACCAAGACAAAACCCCCGGCGAGGGCCAGGGGTGGCAGGCAGGCTAGGGGCTAAATCCCCAGGCCAGAATCCAGCCAGGCGTCTCTACACTGCTCCCAGCCAAGCCCATCTAGCAAGGCCAGGATGCGGGCGGTGGTGAAGTGCTGGTAGTTAACCTCGTCGGGAGCCAGCAGGCTGGCCTCGCTAGCAGCCCGCCAAAGGGCGTCTAGGGCGGTCTGGACATGGCCCATGCGGGTGGCGGCAACATAAAACTGTCGCTGTTTCTGTTGGTACTGGTTCATGGCGTTGATCCTTTCGGTGTAAGTGGTTGGTCCCCTCGCTACGCTGTGGGGTAGCGGCAGTGGTCTAGGCCGCTAGGCTGGCCAGTAGCTCAGTCTTTTTCATCCGAGCTGCACCCTTGACGCCCCGAGCAGTGCCCAGCTTGCGCAACTCCCGGATACCCAGGGCGGCCAGCGGGGTGGCCTCGGGTTGGGGTTGGGGCACTGGGCTAGCTACCGGTGCCGGGGCTGGCTCTGGGGCCTCCTGGACGGGCTCAGGGGCTTGGCAGCTATCTACCCAGGCATCAACCCTGGGCTGTAGCCACAAGCGGATCAGCTTGCCAGCCAGGTAGGCCAGCAGGCCCAGGCAGGCAATCATCTGGCCAGCCCAGCGGTAACGAGCCATGGCGGCTTCAGAAAAGAATGCTTCGGTATACAGGCCCCAGGCCCAGGCGGTGGCTTGGCAGGCCCGGTCAGAGGCTCCGTACCAGCACTCCCAGGCGGAGGCGACGAAAGAACCATTGTGGCGGGTGGCGGTGATAGTGGCGGTGTTCATAGCGTTAATCCTTGTGTAGTGTGGATGGCCGCTGTAGCGGTGCGGCATGTCACCAATATAGCCGGGGTATATCGGGCCTGTCAATATGCTAGGGGTATATTAGTGGCACAACTTCTGGCACACTCCCACCAGGTGGGAAGTAGGGGATACTGACATAGGATCCACTCCCACGCTGGTGGGGCCTGTTATAAATATTGGATCCACCTCCACCGCAGTGGGGAGCTAAAGCAGTACACGAACTACTCCCACCAGTGTGGGGAACCGGCTAAACTTCCTCCCGGGCAACAGCCCAGATCGGGCCAGTTGGGACACAGTTACGGCGTCCCAGGTATAGCTGGAACTTGGGCCGGGCCAGCGCCTTGGCAATGGTGCGGATCTGCTGCAAGTCACCCCGCAGGGTAACGGTGGAACTGAAGTCGCTCAGGTAGTGCCGGGTGGTGATGGCATTGCGGCCTGGGGCCCCGTCATAGGTGATAGCATCGCGGATGGTGTGGAAGTCCTCCAACACTCCGCCATGGCTTGTCTCGCCTATCTCCACCTGCAGCCCGTCCAGTTCCGGCGCTGACTGGCCTCGACGTATCCCCAGGGCAGCACACAACATGCCGCGGATCGCCGACTCAGTTGGGGCATCCTCCGTCAGTCGTTGCTGCAGCCGTGGCCCGGTGCCATAGGCAGCCATGGGGCCTGCTAGCTTCAGGACTAGCCTAGGCATAGGCCACCTCCTTGCCAGCACCCATGGCTACTTGCAGGGCCCCATCAATGGCCCCGTCCAGGGGCTGGCCGAACCAGCCTGGCTGGGTAGTCACTTCAGCTTTGTACAGCGACTTGTCGCCGTAGATGACGTTTAGCCGGTCCTGGTACTGGCGCAGCGCATCAGCGGCCTGGTGCGGGATACCCTGGGCTAGGAAGTCGTCGTCGGTGGTGCAGCTATTGATTGACACATGGAATGCCGGTGCCAAGGTGTAAGGCTGAGCAGCAGTACAGCTAATCTGCACATAGTCAGGCAGGGTTAGGTGGGCATGGCTGCGGATATAGCCGGTGGGCAGGGTAGCGCAGAATGCCGTCAAGAATCCCCGGGCAAACTGTTGGGCCAGCCCAGGGTCACCAACCAAGCAGGCTAGTTCAGTGACATTGAGGTTGGCATAGCGGTAGTACACAGGCGAGACGATAGGCAGCTCCCCCAGGTGGCCCGCCCCAGCCTTAGCCTCTTCATCCATCGGAGCGACATCATCCTCGGCGGTGAAAAAGTCTGGCTCGCCAATCACTTGGCCCATGCCCTTGACATTGGTGATACCAAAGGAATTAACCGAGATGGCATCCGCCACCTGGGTGCAGCCATCGACGCTGGCCTCAGTCAGGCTGGCCATCATCCGGCCAAACAGGGCCACGCTACCGGGCACTTGCTGACCTAGCTGGGCTAGGGCCTTGCGGATACCTTGCAGATCCCTGGCGGATGGATGCTCAGCCTCAGGCGCTTTCTTGGGCTTTGGATCCAACGCTGCCCGATAACGCTGGGCCCGCTCCAGCATGTCCTGCAACAAGATCGGGTAGTCGGCGGCAATGGCGGCGATGGTGTCTAGCTCATGCTCTGAGAGGAACAGCAAGTTGCTGGGCTCCTCCAGCATGGCCGGGATCAGGTTGTCGTTCTTGAGGTTGAATAAGCCCAGCAGGAACCGGGCCACCATCAGGTTGTCATCGTCATCGCCGAAAGCTAGGCGGGTAGCCAGGGCAACGTCATGGCGACGGCTGCGAAAGGCTAAGGCCTTGCGGTCAACCGCCATCCATTGCTCGTAGTGCTGCCGGGCGGCCCGCTTCTGGGACTGGCTGGAGAGCCGGGCCCGCCAGCTACCACCGTATTGGATCTTTTTGGGTGCCCCGGACTTGTCCCGGTTGGCATTGCTGGGCGGCAAGGCATGGATCAGGTGCAGTTCGATAAACATAAGGTTCCTCCCTTAAGGACTGGGCCTGGTGGCCACCCCCACGCCTGTGGGGCCTTTTTGGTTGTCGATCCACGCCCACCGGAGTGGGGCCACTGCTCAGGTTTGAGCCACACCCACCAGGGCAGGCGACGGCGCGGGAGTCACCGCCACCACCGGCAGCAAGGACAGCAGCCCGCAGCCGTAGGCCTTCTCCCGGCCAATGCCCTCGCGGATGGCCTGAGCCAGCTTGATGGGATCAGTGACACGTAAATATCCGTCGATCACCGACACATGAATGGGGAATGAACGAGTGTAATGCTCTCGCCTTACATGGTCGTAAAGAACCATGGACTCCACTTTGCGAATGTCAAAAGTAGCGCCCAGCATTTCTTCCCTGGCCGCCAGCCATTGGCTAACAGGCACCGGATAACGCCGGCACCGGCCATCTCGGTTACTTTGGGCAACGGAATTTAGACCAAAACGAAACCGGTAGCGCTTTTCCGCCTTTAGCAGGCTAGGCTTAAATTCCAGCTTCACTTCAGCTTCATAGCTTTTTGGCCATTTCGGCTTCATGGTTGACTGCACCAGAATGGATCCGCCTTCAGCGCATTCGCGCTTATCAATCAACTCATTGTCATTTTCAGCAGCGAAAAAATCCGGCTCCCGATTGACTTGAACCCGAAACAACACCCCAGCTTGCTTGCGGGGGTCTGGGCCCAGATCATCCGGAAAACCCGCCATCACATAGCGGTGCAGGCTACCATGGCCATCTGGCCGGGCAAAACGTGACAAATACAGCATTATCGTGATCCTCCGTAAACAGCTTTGTAGTTAGCCTGTCTGAGCCAGTCCACCGCAGCGGATCGGGCAGACAAGCCAAACACGTTGTTGTCGAACCGCACTACCTGCAGCTCAATACCCTTGTCGCCCCAGGCTAGCTGGGCGCCCTGGGCCTGGCGTTGGCCGCCGACAATTAGGTAGTGCAGGAAAGCCCTATCGTTGGCGGCAATAGGGCCATCCTGGAAACTGCGCTTGATGCGGGCCACATGGCCGCAAATATCTGCCTTAGCCCGCTCAAAGCTGATCGGCACCCCAGCAATGTGGTAGCTAGGCCGGGGCACCGCTGGCACTATCTCCCATGTGAAGCTGGACAACTCACCGGAGGCTTGGTGGGTCCGTAGGCGCTCCACCGTAGACTTAGCCGGTAGGCCAGTCTCATGAAATAGCAGCAAGTGCTTTTTGCTGGGCCGAGTCCAGCGTCTCTGGTAGCTATTGGCCTGGCCGATGGCCTCCCGCACCTGGTGGGCAGGCTTTACCTCCACCAGCGTGTCGTACTGGTCGCCATCAACAACGATATCAATGCGGTCCTGGCCTACGGACACCTCGGTGCGGCCACCATGGCGGACGGCCCAGGCATCTCTGACAACATCATGTGGGAAATTCATCTGCGGCTCGCAACCCAACTAATGGCTTACAATTGGATAGTAACACTTTTTCGTTATCTGGAGAACCACATGGCCGACATCTTTACTTACCCCTGCATTGCCACCCCCCAGGGCACCGCCAGCCTGGCCGACCTACTGGCCAGCCCTGAAGCCTACACCGACATCAGCGAAGGCCACCTCACCCGCCAGGCGTTCCTACGCCTGCTGCTGGCTATGGCCAGCGTCACTATGAAAAACCAGCCATTGCCAGGCGATATGCCGCTGTGGAACAACTGGGGCGAGCCAGGATTCCTGCAGGTAACAGGCCTGCCTGAGGCCTCCATCCGTAGCCCGCAGGCGATCATGGACCTGATGGATGGTTCCGGCCCTGCCCTGGTGCCCCGCAACTTCCTGGCCAGCCCAACCGAGGCCGACCTGATCAAGGCGCTAGTCACCGCCTACTTCTGCGATAGGCCCGGGCTCAAGGCCCAGGTAAAAGGCCTGCCGATCAGCGGGCCTAAGCCCAGCCACATGGGCCAGCTGGTGGCCTGGAAGTGGGGCGATACCCTAGCGGACTTCCTGGAACTCAATGCGGCGCCGGCATCGTCCTGGGTGCCCTGGTGGAAGCGCCCCATCGACTACGCCGAGACGCTGGACGCTGACAACCCCGATCTGGTGCAATACCTCATGTGGCCATGGCGGCGACTCCAGGCGTTCCCTGACGGGATCGTGGTGGCTGCTGGGGTGAAATGCACCCTGGTCGATCCATGGTCCCTTGGCCGGGCCAGCCTGCGCCATCTAACCAAAGGCCTAGCCGAGTTCGATCTGACGGGGCCTGTCAGGGTATCGGGCATGATCCTGAACCAGGCTAGCCCGCTGGCGTGGAAGGAATGGGTTGTGGCGGGGTAGTTTGTTTGGCCGGGGGTGTTGACAAGTCGATACACCCCCTGTATATTGAAATTGTTGAACCACTTACAGAGAGGACAAAGCTATGAAAATCACTAGCACTCAGAACCGGGAACTCCATATTGCTGGAACCCTCAGGGGTCTTAAGCCCCTACCCTCAAATTTTGAGGGTACTGCCGTCGTCCGTGGGGAATTGGGTTCCCTTGATTGCGAAATATTTGACAATAAAAAAACGTTAGTTGGTCACGGTACCAACTGGTGTGACGGAAAAGGGTGGTACGTCTGGGCAATATAACTTCCCTCCACCCACCACCCCCGCAGACCCCGGCCCCATGGCTGGGGTTTTGCTTGTGCGGCTCTGGCCAGCAATGTGCTATACTGCTGCCAGGACATTGACAACTTGGTGGTAAGTGGATCCCACTTCGGTGGGGGTGCTTCTAGTGAAGATCTGGGCAGAATTGGTGGCTTACTAGCTCTCGCAAAGCACATCCCACCAGGGTGGGGGTTTTTCGTGAGAAGGCCTAGCTACCGGCTTAGTACCCGGCTCTCGCAAACACCTCCCCACTCGGTGGGAGTGGATCTTACGACGCCCGCAGGCACATGGGCTAGGCCCTGGCAACCACCTCCCCATTTCGGTGGGGGTTTGTCCCTTTCCTCAGGCCAGCTAGCCCCACCCCGGTGGGGGTCTGTCGATCAGGGACAGTTCCCGCACCCCACCGAAGTGGGGGTCTGTCAATTTGCGGTTAACTCATGCACCCCACCCCCGTGGGAGTCTGTCTGCCATTGCCCGGGCCTACTAGCCCCACCATTGTGGGAGTCTGTCGCCCTAGCTCAGGTATTTCTTCCCCACTTCGGTGGGAGTTTTTCCGATAGTTCCCGCTTATCCCACCCCGTGGGAGTCTGTCTCTACACAAATCAACCCACTCCGTGGGAGTCCGTCCAGGAACTTACCCGCCATCGTGGGAGTTTTTCACCCTGGCTCAGCTAGCGTTCCCCACTGCGGTGGGGGTAGATCCTGACAGCCCTTGACCCACACATTCGTGGGGGTGGATCCTACGTCGCCAAGTATCCCCACTAGCGTGGGAGTCCAGTTGTACTACTTAAGTAAGCCTATGTATCCGCTTTCCTCCAAGGAAATTGTATCCGCAACTTTTCTCTAGCCCTTGCCTAGCAAGGGTTTCACCGCCTCTTACCCTCAAAAGATAATAGGCATTAATTCCCCCATGCCATTTTTTAGCCTATTTTGGATCCAAATACTCCCTCAAAGCCGCTTCAATTACGGTGCTGCGGTAGGAGCGATCCGCCTCAGCCCGGGCATCCACCAGGGCCAGTAGGTCAGCGTCCAGGGTAATGGCTACCTTGGCCTTGGGCTGGTCGCCTTGCTGGCGGGGTGGCTTGCGCACTACCCAAAACGATAGCCGTCGGCGCTTGCCGTCCTGCACCACCTGCTGGTTGATCTTGCCAGCTAGTCGGGCCAGGACTTCTGGCGTCTTTGGCTTGGTCTTAGACAGAAAGTAGGACGATCCCCAGTTTTCGTTCATGGCCACGGTGGGATCCTCGTCCTCGTGGATGGAAATGGTTAGAAGGTTGGTAGTGGTTGCCATAGTCATACCTTTAAGCGCTATCAAAAGTATGCCCATAGTCATACTTTGCAAGGGGTTGCAACGTCATACCCTATCCATTGCAGAGGTATGAACCCCCCAAAAGCTCCATGGCGCTAGGGGCCTAGCGTTCGTAGCCTAGCGCCAAAACAAAGCCCCCATCGAGGGCTAGGGGCGTAGGGAATCGATTGCTTGCCTGATCAAGCAGGCAAAGGCTCAAATTTTTCACCAAGAGGGCTGTAGACATGCTTCCGCACCATATGCGGTTGCATCACCCGACGACCATTGTCATGGCACCAGTCGCAGAGCTCGCGATCAAAAGCAGCTTGAACCTCTTCCATTGTGTCCCCGACAAAGCCCGTGAACACTCCGCCAGAGGATCGGACGCTTGCCACATACTTGCCGATCAGGTAATCGGCTTGAGTATTGTGGGCGGGAGCATGACCAGAGATGGCGAGCGGGAAATCAACCTGTTGACTGTAAAGCATTGGATTGTCCTCGATAAGTGGTTCAACAATTCCAATATACCCCCGCCATATCGGCATGTCAATACACCCCCAGTAAATTACTGGCACAACCTCTGGCACACTCCCACCACAGTGGGATCCGCACCGCCTGCAGCAGTCCAGCGACACACCCCCACGACACACCCCCACCGCAGCGGGGAACCTGCTAGGCGGTCTCCTGGCCTGGCTTGGGCCGGTAGAACGGCGTCAAGCGCTGGATCGGCGGGATAGGCAGATCAGGTACGACGCCGATCCTCAGGCTATTGGCATAGATAGCGTAGGTCCGGTTCACTCCGGGCTGGCTGCGGATCTGGCTGTGGTAGCCCTGGGCGGCCTGCCGGTCGGCGGGGGATCGGATTAAGGCAGGATCCTGGAGCATGTTGTCGATGCTCTTGCTGTTCCCTTCCATGGGCTTGCCATGGTTGTCCTTGGTAGACTTGCAGCCTAGCCCCACGGTGCATAGGTTATCCCGTATGCCGCTGCTGAAGGTATTCTTGTTGCCGGATAGGCTGAGGTCGCCTAGCAAGTGGGACTGGTTGACCATAAGCAGGTGCATATTCAGTTCCCGCCCAGCGGTGATCAGGCTAAGCAGACGTTGTTCCATGGCAGCCCTGACAGAGCCCTCCATAGTGCTACACCTACCTTTGAGCAATGTCCATTCGTCGAATACCACCCAGACATGGTTGCCCACCGGGCGGCCCTCCTGGTTGAGCTTAGAGCGTCGCCTTAGCTCAGCTTCCAAGTCCCGGATGACCATGACGTAATCAACGCCAGAATCCATTCGGGCGACAACTGGGGTCAACTGTCCCCAGCGGCTACCCTTGGGATCACAGATCACCAGCTCATCGCCCCGGTTAGCCAGGATGGCGCAAAGGCACTGGAGCAGGTGGGTCTTACCGGATCCAGTCGTAGCGGACAAGAGGATATGGATCTGGCTGGCCAGGTACTGGGGCAGGCTAGTGGCCAGCGGCACCGGCTTCCACCCCTCCACCACTGGCTCCGGTGCTGGCGCTGGCGTCGCTGGCTGGCTTGGCGGTGGTGGTGACGGTGGTGGGCTGGGCTGACTTTTGGCCTTTGCTGGGCTTTCCCCCTCCGTCTCCAGAGGGGGCAGCGCTTTTGGGGCGCTAGCCATGGCCATAAATGCTTCCAGCGTCTGGTGCTGCTCAGCCTTCAAGCCTTTAAGCAG